CCCAACTGCTCCGCGATACCGTCACGGGTGCAAACCTCGGTGGGATTCGCGGCGAAGAAGTTGCGGACGGCCTCGACACGGGCGCGGGCCTCGCGCTTGTCCTTGGTGTCGGAGCTGGCGCGCTTGGCGTTGCGGTTGTCCAGCTTCTCAATGAGCTGGCGGGAAGCCTCGTCCATAGCGTCAGAGATGTGAGCGTCAAGAACGGCCTGGAAGTATTCGCGAGTAGTCATAGTGATTTTCCTTTCTGCGCTTCATGCGCTTGCGTTAGGTCGCAACCCTTATTTTGTTTTGTCCCTTTCCCTTGGGACAATTGTATGATACCACAAATTGCGGGAAATTGCAATACCCGTTCTTAGACGTTACACGTCTAAAAACAAATTTTAGAGAAAAGGTTACATTTCTGTAACCTTTTCTCCTTTTGCTTACTCCTCGGTCGGGTAAGTGTACACGACCTTCGGCTTCTTGTCGATCTTCGCTTCGGACTTCACAACCGTGCCATCGGCCACGATCGGCTTGCAAGCGGCAGTCACCTGGCCCGGCGTGATGCTGAGAGCCTCGGCAATCTGGTCACGGGTGAACGGCTCGCCCTGGTGGTCACAGAGGAAGTCAAGCACAGCCTGACGGCGGGCCGCAGCTTCCTTCTTCTCCTTCGTCTCGGTGGTCTTGCGCTTCTCGTTCTTGCTGTCGAGAGCCGCAATCAGTTCCTGCGCCTTCGTGGTCAGCTCGTCAGAAACCTGAGCCTCAGCGATAGCAACGTAGAATTCACGAGTCGTCATAATAGGTATCCTTCCTGCACCTTAGTGCCACGGCGTTCGGTCGCCACCCTGATTGTCTGTCGGGATTTCGTTCCCTTCAGTGTCTATATATTACCACAAACAACCCCGAAAGTCAATACGGTGGTTTAGACGTAACACGTCTAAATAATATGCGGTTGGTCAAATCCAACCACAATACTGAACCGAAATAATTACATCATCATAAACGATTGACGTTCCGTTGTCGTTCATGATACATGCACAAATGTCATTTACATACCAGTCTTCAGTATCTTTGAATGACCATTGATTGCCCATGAAGTCCTGGAACGTAACAAGGTTTTCTTCTTCGTTGACTTCTACTACAACGCCGCAAGTTGGATATTCACAACTTGCCTCGGCTTTGGCATAAGTTGGGAATAATACAAATAGTACCACGCAAACGGCCACGAGAATCCACATAGAAACACAAACTTTTTTCATTTTGGGAAACCTCCTTGTTTCTCTTTCAAATTACGAGTATAGTATAACCGATTTTCGGAAAAATGTCAATCCTACTTTTTAGACGTGTTACGTCTAAACCAGATTTTCGGAAAAATCGAGGGAAGAAATTTTCCCTCGATTTCCGCTGTGATATTTTAGAAAAAACTGATGAGGAGGAAGTAGTCACAGAAGATTTCCCCGGTTTCCTCGGACACAAACCTCAACTGTGTTTCGTTCTCAAAGTAGTAAACCTGCATGCTGTGACGCTCATTACGTACGTAATGCGTTGCATAGAAATCGTTGACAGCGGCCATGCGTGCGGCGGACTCTGTGGAGTACGGCACTCCAACATAAGTCTGTCTTCCTGTGGGATTGTTGCTTCCCTCTTCTTTGATTACGATAACTTTCATTTGAGTTACCTCCTTCATTTGATGGTATAAGTATATCACCTTACGTTTGATTTGTCAATGCGGTGACTTAGACGTATCACGTCTAAATAGTCGTCACTTCCGAAGAAGTGACATTTTGTTACCAACCGAAGTAGAACTTCTCGCACCATTCGACCATCGGACCGCCCGCAAGACCGACCCAAATATCGTCCTCGAATACGTCGCAATTCAGTTCGACGTGCAGTTCCGCCTCTTCCTTAGTGTCAAAATAAACCGCGTCAACACGACCATCCGCGTAATGAATAGAAAGATAAAACATTTTGGTACCTCCATTAATTTCTTTTCTTTAGGATGTATATAATATACTACTTTTCGGAGAAATTGTCAATCACTCTCTTTAGACGTATCACGTCTAAAACGTTTTGTGAAAAATGGCGGGACATCCGGAGGTAAGATGTTGCCCGCCCCATCGTATCAATTTTATAATTTTGGGAAAGTAGTTGGTGGCATTGCCGAATTTTTCTCTATCGTCATCCGTTCCAACTTTTATCTGGTGATCTCATTTCCCTTGCGGTACTTTTTCCATTTGTTGAACCTTGACTTCCCCTTCAGTGTCTATATATTACCATATTTTCCGGAAAACGTCAATACATGAATTTAGACGTTAAACGTCTAAACAATAGTTTCGGGAAAATTACTTTTCCCGATAACCGTGTTCAACTTCCCAAAAATATTCATCGTTTTCTCTCTGATTTCGGGAAATCTCATCTTCACACTTCTTGATGAACCAAATCAAAAGAATAATTGCCAGAATTACCAAAATTCCCCAACTAATCGGATTATCCATTATTCGCAGCTTCCTTTCTCATTTTCTATATATATATTATACTACGAATTTTAGGAAATTTCAAGCCGCAGCTCACAGCTTCCTAGCTCGCAGCTGTCAATTCCGGAAAAATCCGGTCCGGGCACCATGTCACGGGACTTGGTGCGGTTCCCTCGCCCAGAATCGGGACTGCGGCTTCCCTTCCTCAACTGACGAGGATATTATAGCACAATTTCCTGAAAAACACAAGACCTGGGTTTAGACGATCCTCGTCTAACACTATATATTGTGGTTAGTTGGCACTAACTGCGACACGTCTAAATTTAGACGGTCAACGTCTAAATATTTTTGACACGTCTAAATTTTGAACACGTCTAAATTATCCCGCGGGAGTTAGTAGCAACTAACTTTAAGGCAAAATGAGAAGGCCTCCGGAGAGGCCTCCTCGTCTATCTTGCATAGTGGAATGTGTACCTGTCGAGGTATTCACAATGCCACTTTACCCAATTAATACTCATTTCATAATTCATCCTCTTGAGGATAGGATACACACCGAGGCCTGCGGCCCTGTACAGTTCAACAGCGGTCTTTCTTCCTGCAAGCCTCACCTTCTTGTCTCTGATTCTATCAGCATAGGCAAGCACGGCCTCAACAGAATCCATGTCAACCTTATCCCTGAGCAGGAAGTTGTACGTCCGAACGGAAAAGCTCTGAATCATTTTTATATCCTCCTTTAATGTTTTCATCATGGAGGCCTCCTTGCGGAGGCCTCCGCTTGTCTCAGGCCTGAGCCTTGCTCCAGCTTCTCAGCTCCTCGAGGGTGAGGGCGGGGAGGCCTGCCTGCACTCGCAGGGCGTTCTCATAGGCGAGGTAATAGTTGTCGGCCTTGGCCTGAGCGGCCTCCGCCTCGGCCTCGTAACCGCAGCGCCTCCAAAGATAGGCGGCATAGTCGAGGCGGGCATGTTCCTCGAGGGAATAGTTGCGGATAACATCGTTTTTCATTGTAAATACCTCCTTAGTTTTTATCGGGGAGGGGCGATTAGAAACGCCCCTTGCAATCGAAATATTCCTCAAGAGTCATAATAGACCGATCATAGAGCAGGTCAAGCAGGGCGAAGTATTTTTTGCCGTGAGGCTTATTTTTGCTATGGTTCCAGAAGGTCTGTATTGTGATCTTTTCCTGTCCGCTTGTGCTAACCTTGTTCCTGAGCAGGCCGGCCTCCTCAATGCACTCGAGGAAGGTCTCACGCTCGAGGATGAATCCCTCCTGAGCTGTCACGTCCTGAGCCTCGGCCACGACAGGAACATAGGCCACATACTTGACCTTGGACTTGAACAGGAAATCAAGCTCCCCCGCTCCGGTCTTGACCTCAAAACACTTGCTATCCCGCCTGAAGTCAATCTTGCCCTGCTTTGCAACCTTAGCTCCCTGATGAAAAGCCGCCTTCAGGTCACGCTCGAAGGTCTTTCCATACTTGCCACAATCCTCGGCCTTGTAATTGTAATTCGTCATGATGTTACCTCCAAAAATCAATTTTTGTTTTCGCCTTGGCCTATCGCCTTGGCTTGACTATAAGATACCATATCGTAAGCCGAATTGCAATAGTAAATTTTCATTTTGACGGCTAAAATCAAATCTTTGACGTATTGCACAAAAGGGCGGCGAAAAAGGGCGGGGTTATTGTGGGAATTGCACAAAAAGCCAAATCGACCAACCGCGCCACGTGGACACAATTCCTACCGAAATAAAAATTTGACATCTGCTTCCCTCTGTGTTATAATATAAATATAAGGGGATAAAATTTTATAGGAGAACGTATACGTATTACATATCATACCCCGTATACACAATACGTATATATTGTATGTTATAATTGCCCAAAAATAGATTACGTTTAGATTTCTCTCTCCAAACAACAGAAGAACGACTCAAATTTTTAGAGTCTTATCTCCCCACTATTACATTTACCCCAGATGAACATGAAACCGAGATATTGTCCGATTACGTACTTTGGGGCAAAAACCAAAACGGTTTAAACGCCCAACAAGAAGGTACTGTCACCCTCAAAGAATGGACGTCATCCAAAATCGAATCAATCGAAGGCTTACTCGAAAATCCCGGCTTTCAAGAATCTAAATTTCAAAGCCTTGGACAAACGCATTACCGCACAAAACGCACCGTATTTAATAGAGAAGAAGCACTTCAAAAAGCTCCACCGCATCTCAAATCCATCTTTAACGATCTTTTCGCGCAAATCGACTATGTAGAACTCGTTATAAATTACTACGATATACTTCATGATAAACGCAAAACTCCACCGCGCGCATCTCTACTTTCTAAATTTAATGATGAAAAACTCAAAAAAATTTAGGAGAAAGCCGCGCAATTAAACTAGCGCCAATATTTAAAAATGCGGCACCACCTTGTAGAGTTAAGAACAGAACAATACACATATAGCGATAGTATTAGTAGTGCTATAATACCCCATTCAGACGAAAAACCGCACGAAGAACTCAACTGTAGATTTGGCGAAGACATAGAAGTGCGGCCGATGGGTTTGTGGGACGACACACCATTTAGTCAAAAAATTTTTAGTTACCCACCCGCGCCCAATTCGTTTAGCGAAACCGATCTACGTAAACTTAATGACTGGATTTGGAAAGAAAAAAACAACACTTATTTCTTAGATTTTGAAAATACTGACCATATACTTGCATTATTAAAATCTCATGAAGCTTTGGAATATGAAGCAGAACGTGATCTCAATCAACTTCAAAGCTCTGCTACAGCTATACTCAAAACGCTTTAGTTTTATATTGATAGGGCAAACCTTAATGAGTTATAGAGAGAAATTTTGGATATGAAGATTTTATAGTAGTCAAATACTGAAATTACGAAATATATTAATGGAAAGTATGGGACGACTTATAATGATAATTATATATCGACGATTTATAGAAAGAAAATTTTAAGTAGTATCGCATAGGCGGCGTCTTATCATAGACTTATTATGGAGAATATATTTTATCCAGAAAATTTTAAGGTATGTAAAGATTGCGGCCAGCTCTATTTAAGATCTCCTGAATTTTATGTTAGATAGCATAAGGCGCCCGATGGATTCGCGCCAAGATGTAAGAGATGTTCAAAGAAAAAAAGAGAGGAGGACAAGCTGAAATATGAAATCAAATATGTAGTTAATGGATCAAGTAACAAAAATGGAGCCACTTGAGTTCGCGGGCTTGGCAAAATTACTTGGAGTGGCTATAGTTGAAGATAATTTAGATAAAGAAGCAGAGAAAAAAGTAGTGCCGCGCTCTTTTACTGATGTCTTATCTGATGTTATGGCTAAGTTTAGTAAGTTAGGAAGATCCAGAAAAAGAGAGATTTTGAAGTTGGTTAAGAAGTCTAATAGTATGAAAAGGGGGCATGAATAATGCCGGTTATCCCAAAAATTCCACGGCCGGCCGCCAATACATCTAAGAAATGTGAAAGATGCGGCCGGTCATTGCCGCTTTCCTAGTTCTCTCTTACTCACAGCAAATTTTATTTGGATGGATATTTGCCTTTCTGTAATGAATGTATTGCCGAAATAATAAACGAGTCAGACGGAAATTGGACTACAATTGATAAGATTTGTTAGTGGGCTGATATTCCTTTTGTGGTAAAAGAATGGGATAGAATCGCGGGGATGACATTACCAACTGAAACTTGGGCTACTTATGCTAAGGTTTTCTCTACACAAGAATATGAGAATCTTGGGTGGGGGGATTATTATAGGTAGTATAAAAAGTTAAAGGAAGTTGGGTTAATAGAAGAAGAAATACCTGAAGTGCGCGAAAAGCGTTACTAGGACTTGCGGCGTAAGTGGGGCGAAAACTATGATGATGAAGAACTAAATCATCTTGAAGATTTATACCGCGGCCTTATGAATACGCAAAACATTAACGGCGCGCTCCAGATTGACCAAGCGCAAAAGCTTTGTAAGCTTTCTTTGGAGATAGATAATCGTATTCGCGCCGGAGACAAAGAAGTTGATAAGTTTATGTCTTCGTATGATAAGATTATTAAGAGCGCGGAGTTTACACCGAAGAACGCGAAGAATGCGACTGACTTTGATAGCTTTGCTGAAGTTGCATACTGGCTTGAAAAGCATGGGAAAATTAATAAGTTCTATGATGATGTTACGCGCGATGTTATAGATGAATCACTTAAGAATATAGAAAACTATAATTAGCGACTCTATGTGAATGAAGGCGGCATTGGTGAAGAAATTTCCCAACGCTTGCGCGCCCTCAATATGGCAAATAGTATTGAGCAAAATAATGGAGTTTATGATATTCAACCGGACTTTAATCCAGATGAGTATGATAATGATGCATATATCATAGATGGTGAAGAAGATGAATTTGATCCGGGTGGTGAAAAGTAATGGCGGTAATTGAATTAATTGACCCGGAATCATTACGCTTTAATACTCAAGAAAAGCTTTACCATGGGGGTATTGAATTAGAGAAAGGAGTTGTTATTACCCCTCACTTTTTAGAGAAGAATTAGGATTTTCTTTAGGAATGTTTTTAGTTATTTAGTGTTTATCCAGATGTTTTTCTTGATCTGATTACTCCAGAAAGTTCTAATTTTACTCTATTTCCTTATCAACGTATATTTCTGCGCGCATGCATGAGATATACTTATATATATATTACTGCGGCCCGTGCTACGTCGAAAACTTTTCTTTCAATATTAGCAAAATACATCCAATGTGTGTTCTTACCGAACCACGTTGGGTCTATTGTGGCGCCGAATAAGGGCCAAGCCGCAAAAATTAGTAAGTAGAAAATACAAGAAATCTGGCGTATTTGGCCCTTACTCAAAAATGAGTTAGAGCCAGGTAATAATGAAGGTGTCCATGCTAATTTTGGTAAGGACTATATTGAATTGTTCTTTAAGAATGGCGCTCGATTAACCGTCGTTGGCGCGCTTGATAGTGACCGTGGTATTCGTACCCATGCAACTCTTATTGATGAAGCGCGTGACCAAGATGGTGATGCTATTAATGAGATTGTTCTGCCGCAAATGAACGTTTCTCGAAGAATGGATAATGGGCTTGTTAATCCATATGAAAAGATCAATACATAGGTGATTTACGCTACATCTGCTGGAACTAAAGCATCATATGCTTATGAAGCTTTAATTGATACTTTTGAAAAAGCAATAATTGATCCAAAGTCTAGTTTTTGTATAGGGCTTGATTATAGGATTCCGGCAATGCATGGGTTAATTGATCCTACATATGTAAAGAACTTGAAGTTATCTCCTTCTTATAATGAAGTTACGTTCGCGGCCGAGTACCTTGGCGTATGGCTTGGCGGCGGTGAAGATTCTTGGTTTGATTATTCTAAACTTACCAAATATCGAAAAATTAAGAACCCAGAATGGACTCAAAAATTTAGAGACAGTAAAGATGTTTTCTACTTAATTTCAGTAGACGTAGGTAGATTACACGATTAGACAGTTGCTTGTATATGGCGTGTTAATGTTCGTGATAATAAATACTATTCGACGCTTGTAAATTTATTTGTCCTTGGACGTCAAGCTGAAACCAAGACTTTTACTTAGTAGGCGGCCGACCTAAAAGAACTTATTGCAACATATCAGCCGCGCGAAGTAGTCATAGACTGTAATGGACTTGGTGTAGGACTTGCAGACGAAATGATTCGTACTTAGATAGATAGTGATGGTAACGAACTGCCGGCTTATGGATTCTTTAATAATGATGATTATAAAAAGATTCAACCGAAAGACGCACCACAAATTCTCTATTCTCTGAAAGCCAATGGACCCCTAAATTCAAAAATCCATGGTAATGCCTACGCACGTATTAATAGTGGTATGGTTCGCTTTTTGATAAGCGAACAAGATGCGCGGGCAGCGCTTCTTGCTACAAAAGTTGGTCAAAAAATGAAAACAGAAGAACGTGTTAAACGTTTAATTCCTCATGAGCTTACCACTAAGTTATTTGAAGAAATGTCTAACTTACGGTTAAAAAAGAGCGGCCTTGATATAGTACTTGAATAGATCAATGCGCGCTTTCCAAAAGATAAATATTCTGCATTTGCTTATGGTTTATGGAGAATAAAAGAGTTGGAAGAAGCGAACTATAAACGAGTTACTAGAATGAGAGCTGGTCAGCCGCGTTAGTTAATTTTCTTTACTGGAGGACAAACTTAAAATGGAAGAGACACGTCAAACGATAGATTTAACCACTTTTAAAAATGCTTTTGCAGATATGGTAGTTAAAAGTGAGAAATCTTGGAATGATTCTTTAGGTTTTTCTTTACATACTCGTAAATTAAAAGAATATACTAAAGAAGAAGTTGAAAAAATAATTAATAGTGGTTCTTTATAGGCATAGCAACAACTTTCACGTAATTTCTTCTATAAAGATGGTTTTTATAAGCGTATTTTAATTTATTATGCTACAATTTTGAAATACATAGGTATATTAATCCCCAATCCAAGTGCGGGTAATGAACTCTCCACCCCTTATGTACAAAAACGGTATAATAATGCATTAGACTATCTTGACAGAATGAATTTAGCCGAACTACTTACTCGTATTTCATTACGTGCTCTTATAGATGGTTGTTATTATGGCGTGCTCCGGAACGTAACTAAAAATGACTTTGTCATTTTAGATTTGCCCGCAGAATATTGCAGATCAAATTTCCGTGACTTTCATGGAAATGATATAATTGAATTTAATGTTCTTTATTTTAACACTATTATTGATGAAGATGTTAAAAAATAGGCATTAAAAGTATATCCAAAAGAAATTGCGGATCATTATCGTCGTTATAAAAAGAGTCAAGTAAAAACTCCTTGGGTAAGGATACCTTCAGACATTGGTTTTTGTTTTTCTCTCACAGATGATAATAGGCCTTTCTTTTTGGATGTAATTCCTGCGACTATTGATTATGATGAAGCAGTAGAAACAAATAAAGAAAGAGACTTAGAAGAAATTCGTAAGATTATTGTTCAAAAGATACCACATTTATAGGATGGCATGCTTTTATTCGAGCCAGAAGAAGCTGCGGTGATGCATCAAGGCGCGGTCAACATGATGAGTGGCAATAAAAATATAAGTGTTTTAACTACTTATGCCGATGTTGATTCTGTTGTGTCTAATACTGCATCTGAAGCAGCAACTAATGCATTAGAAAAAAGCTTACAAAATATTTATTCTAACACTGGTGTTAGTGGCCAATTATTTGCGCCGACTGGTAGCCAAGCATTAATGATTTCTATAAAGAATGATATTGCTTTAATGATGATCTTAGGTAATAAATATTCTCGTTTCTTAACTTTTATTGTTAATACTCTTTTTGCTAATTCAAATATCACATTTAAATACACTTTATTGCCAATATCATTCTATGATGTTAGCGACTATATTACTGATAGTTTTAAACTCGCGCAGAGTGGCTACAGCTTTTTATTACCAAGTCTGGCATTAGGTATAACCTAGAAGGATTTACTTAATTTAAAGAACTTGGAAAATGATGCTTTAGACCTATTGACGAAATTAGTTCCACTGTCCTCTGCCTATACTTAGGGTACTGGTCAAGTCGGCCGCCCTGAGCTTCCTGCGGATCAAAAGTCCTAGAAGACTATTCAGAATGAGTAGTCGCTGGATAATAATGGAGGTACAAATGGATAAAGCATTATACGATTTTGAAGTACGCGTTTATGGCGAGCTGGAAAAGTATAATGAAGTATTAAGCAAAGCAAGATGCCGAATTTTTTATAAATATGAAAATCGTAATGGAACTTATATTACTGATGAATTTGCTGAGAAACTTTTAAGTTCTCTTCCATATGCTCCTGTTAAAGGTATATATACAGAAGATGATTATACAGATCATGGTGCGGCACGCAGTTTAGGTCGTATTTATGGTATTGTTCCAGAATCACCAAATATTTCTTGGGAGAATTTCTTTGACGAAGATGGTGTGACCAGAACTTATGCTTGCACCGATGTATTAATCTTTACTGCTCTTTATAAAGAAGCTAATGAAATTATTGGTAAAAGCCAATCTATGGAACTTTATGCTCCATCTTTAAAATATCATGAAGCAATTATTCATAATCGGCGTTATGTCGTATTTGATGAAGGTTGTTTCTTAGGCTTACAAGTTTTAGGCGATAATGTAGAACCTTGTTTTGAAGGCGCTTCATTCTATACTTTACAGAATTCAATTGAACAAGCTATTTATTAGATAAAACAATATGGAGGTACTAAAATGCCTAAAATTAATTTTAAACTCTCTGATGCTCAAAAGTTTGAAGCTATTTGGGCTTTACTGAATCCAGAGTTTAATGAAGAAGGCAATTGGACCGTTAATTACGGTATTACTGCCGTTTATGATAGTTATGCTCTTGCTGTGAATTATGAAAATGGGGATATGGTTAGAGCTTATTATACAAAAGATGATTCCAATGACATGGTTGAACTTGGCGAAATCGTGAAGTGCTATGTTATGGATATTACCGAAGCAGAGAAGAATACTATTGATACGCTGCGCGCGCTCAATGGTGATACATATGAAGTTGTGAGTGATGTTCTTACTAATGCTCAAGAAAACTTTGAAAAAATTTCTGAATTTTCCACCAAAATTGAAGAGTTAAATACTCAGATCTCTACTTTGGAAACAGAAAGAGATAATGCTAATGGGCAGGTTGCTGAATATACCGAGAAGTGGGAATCTGCTAATAACGCTATTACTGCTCTTAATGAAGAGTTAGATAATTTGAAAGCTTACAAGCTCAATATTGAAACTGAGCAAAAGAATGCTGTTATTGATGAGTATTCTGAGCATCTGTCTGAAGAAATTCTTAACTCTTATCGTGAGAAGATTTCTGAATATGATGTGGAAGAGCTTGACATGCGGCTTGCTTATGAGCTGAAAAAGAGTAATTCTTCTATTTTCACTAAGAATAGTGATGAGGGAATCGTCCCCAAAGATACCCCACTTGATGGGTTAACTGCTATTTTATCAAAATATAAAAAGTAATTAGGAGGCTATTTAAATGGCTAGAATGGTTATTGATGGTTTCGGCCAAGTCGAACTTAACAATGTTGCTTTCCGTCGGGATGGCCGCATTGAAGCCCAGTGCGCTCTTGATGCTGCTGCTTTTACTAGCAATGTTCCATGTGAGAATGGTATGATCCTTCGTGTTAAGAAAGCAGAGCACAAGATCACCTTCGCAGATGCTTCTGCCGAAAACCAACTTTATGCTCTTAACTATACAACTGAGCATATGTACGATGAGCGTAAGCCTGGTTTAAAGAACTTCAGTCTTTCTGCTCAAAAGAATGAAAAGGGTCAGGACTTCTATCCACGCGTGGGTTATCTCGCTGCTGGTGACCTTTGGACTACTAACTGCATTGATCTTGGTACCTATGCAAATGCTTCTGCTGTTCAGTCTGCACTTGCTTCTGGTAGTGCTGTGTACGCCGCTGTTGGTATTCAGGGTGCTGTGGTTCTTGGTTCTGCTGCTCCTTCTGTTGGTCCTGTGATCCAAGTTATTAAAAAGACTACAATGCCTGATGGTCAGGATGCTTTCCAACTTCAGGTCCTTGCTGTTTAATTTTTAGGAGGGTAAATTATTATGACACTTAATGAATTAAGAGAACTTGCCCTTCATGCCGTTAAGGGTACTGCTCCTGACACCTTCACTGTTGAGAATGTCAACGAAGCTTTTGCTGATGGTTTAAAGGAGTTTGCTGGTTCTTATAACCAGTTTATGAAGAATCGTTATGATCTCTATGATATTATCATTGAGTCTATTGATGAAATTCTTCCTCGCGATGTTATGTCTGCTATTGGTCAGTTTGCTGAGATTCAGACTGTTGCTCAAGGCCAGAAAGCTATGTTTAAGAAAAAGCTCGGCCGCGCACGTGCAAAGAAATTCCTTACTCAGGTTGGTCTGAGTGGTGTTTATGAGACATTCCGTCTCGATTCTGAGACCTTCGAGCTTGGTGCTCATGCTGTTGGTGGCGGTGCTACCATCGACTTCGAGCGTATGCTTGATGGTGCTGAGTCTCTTGCAGAAGTCGTTGGTATCGTGACCGAAGGTCTGACCAATGCTGTGTATGTTGAAGTTCAGAAAGCTCTGGTTGCTGCTTATAATGATATGCCTGCTACTAATCGCTATGCTGGTGCTTGGAATGCAGAAGAAATGGTTAAGCTGATGAATGTGGTCCGCGCTTATGGTCAGCCTGTTATCTTTGCTTGCCCTGAGTTCGTCGCTGCTATGGGTGCTGATGCTATTGTTCCAGTTCTGGCTAATGATAGTACAAAAGTGGCTCAAGGAATTTATAGTCCTAAAGATATTGATGCTATTCATGACCAAGGATTTATTAATGTATTCCGTGGTGCTACCGTGGTTCAGATTCCTCAGTCCTTTGTTGATGAGAACAACGTTGAAACCTATGTGAATCCTCGTTATGCTTATGTTATGCCGGGTGGAGCAGAAAAGGTTGTTAAGGTTGTTCTTGAAGGTCAGACTCAGATCCGTGACCATGAGAATAAGGATAACTCCATGGAAGTCTATGCTTGGAAGAAAATGGGTTGCGCCATTCTGCATCACAACAACTGGGCTATCTATGAGAATACTTCTCTTACTGATACTTCCGCTAAGGATATCTACGGTTTCTAATTTATAAATTAACATAAAGGGAAGGGATAATTCCCTTCCCTATTTTAAAATATGCGCTTTGCGCAGGAGTAAAAGGAGAAAGATTATGTCAGATAAAGTTAAAGTTATTAGTCAATATAATGGTCGTTGTGGTATTGATAATCCAGATCTTCGTATTTCACGTCGGTGGCCGGCTCGTGGTTCTCAAGTAACTATTGATAAAGAAGCTCTTGAAGAGCTTATGTATGATCCAGCTTTTAAAAATATGATTGAAGAAGGTTATCTTTATATTGAAGATTTAGAAGTAAAGAAAGAACTTGGTATTGAATCAGAAGATGCTACAGCACCAAAAATTATTAATTTAACAGATAAAGAATTAGATCGTTACTGGAAAATTATGCCACTGTCGCAGTTTAAGGTTGAAATTAAACAATTAACAAAAGTTCAACTTGATAGTCTTGCTGACTATGCAATTAAACATGGTAATGATGGTTCTATTCAAAAAGCAAATTATTTGACCGAGATTACTGGTCGAAATATTCTTAAGGGGATTGAGCTTCAAAAAACAATTACCGCGGAGGGATGATAAATGACAAGCTTCCAAACGGTATATGATGCCTTTTTGGCAAAAATGTTAGATGATGAATGGGGCGTATGGGAAGAAGAAGAAATGCAAGAAGATTGGAAATCTATCTTATACGGCGCCTTACCTTGGTTTAAATTTCCACGTGTTTCTCTTGAGATTGAAGATGATCAGTTTGTTGAAGACTTAAATAACGAAGAAATTTAGATTTTAGCCACTTATATGAAATGCGAGTGGTTAAATCGTACTATTCTAACTTGGGAAAATGTAAAGCCACTTTATGAAGAAAGAGATTTTTCATAGGCGAATTTGCTTGATAAATTTAATCAAATGTTAGAATAGGAAAAAAAGAATGCAGCTAGACTTGAAGCTGTGTATTATAGATCTATTTAGAGGAAGCCATTTGATTATACACAATTGGCTACAGCGATAGATGGCTGACGTTCTTGAAGGTTATAATAATAATTTAAAAAATCGGTTGTATGGGGTTTTATGTGAATATGAAAAAGGTAGAGAATGGGAAAAATTTCTTAATTCAATTTTAATTGAATTACTTTCATATCCTGAAGACCACAAAACAATTGATTATTATAAATTATATACAAAAGTTTCTTCACTTCGTTTTTTAAGTTATGATTATTTTAGAAGTACAGTTTTTGACTGTATGAGTTTATTATCAAAATTATGAGTTATTTTGATATATATAAAAAAAGGTTAAATCGTTTTGGAACTGATTATCAGTCTCGTATATAGGGTGAGAGAGAACATTTGTTTGATTTATATTTGTTAAAATCTATTTATCGTGTTGACTTTATGTATGATGGTGAACATTATGCGGGAAGTCTTGAAAAAAATAAATAGGATAATAGTGAAACTAGATAGTATTTATTAACAAATATAAATTTAAACATCCCCAACGGAACAATTCTTATGTTAACAAATAAAGATAATGTTGAAGTACCATGGATGATATATTATCTTGAAAATATAAAAGCTAGTGGCTATAATAGATATATAGTATTAAAGATGACCCATTTATTAACATGGACGGCACGAGATGGTTCTGAACAAGAATCATATGCATATATGTATGGTCAAGAAGATAATATGTTAAAGAATGAGATTAGATCTCGTTCTCGTATGGATACTATATATGAAGAAAATCTAAAACTTAGCTTTTTTGTAATACCAGTCAATGATAAATTAAAAATTGATGATTATTTTATCATTGGAGAAAAACCGCTACAAGAATATTATAGAGTTACTGGTTATGATATTCAATCTACTCCGGGTGTAGAATTTGTAAGTGTTGATCCTATTTATGAATTTGATTTGAGTGCACCGCCATAGAAAACAGAAGAAGATAATGATGAAGATTACTTCTGGTTTAACGGAGGTGTTGAATAATGGCTACGCGTAATTTAGCAGATCTAGGGCTAAATTTATAGAAGATTATAGGTCGACTTTAGTCTAATTAGAATCTATTAAAATTGGTATACTATACTAATAAAGATCCATTAAATGAATAGGATTTAACTGATGAGCAAATTAGAAATGAAATTTATAATAAATTAATTAAAATTGTTCCTCGTATTGGATACAAAGAAACTGCGCAAAGTATGGTTACTTTACGTGTAGTACGTGGTCGCAATAATGTAGAAAATGATGAATTTAGAGATTTTGAAATTAATATAGAAGTCTTTGTTCCATTAACTTAGTGGTTTATTAAAGATTCTAATTTGCGGCCTTTTGCAATTATGGGAGAAGTTCATAAAAGTTTAAATAATAAAGTTATAAATGGTCTTGGGAAAATGCGGGGTGGAGATTTTTAGATTAACTTTATAACTGATGAAATAGTCAGTTATGAAATGGTTTATTATATTACTAGTTATGATTGATAGTAATGCATTTTTAGGATTACCAATTAGATTTAGATCAATTTGTAAGATATATCCACCTAAAATCCAAGAGATTTTAACCGAAGAAAATTATCCAGTATATCGAAAGTTATTTTTAATAACACAAGAAGATATAGAAGATGAATTTGCTGAAAATAAACTCCCAATGACGGACGTCCCAGACCCGATAGGTTATTTATTCCGATTAGCTGAAGATGTCCGTATTAAAAAAATAATTATGGATGGTTTTCAATTTTTTTTACATGAGCCAGTATTATTATTGGCAGATCAATAGATGATTATAATTGGCAATTTAAAGGAAGATTTACCACATATAAAATCAATTAATGAATTGCGGATTATAAAAAAAGAAGATTATTTTAATTTTTAGAATACTTTGCGACGAGCTATTGGTGAAAAAGAAGTTGAACCATATAATCCAGATGAAAATCCAAAAATAAAATACTTTAAAGCTAAAGCACGTTTACGTGATAGAGTTAAAGCAAAATCTAAAGATTCGCTTACTTTAGGTTCAACTTTAGCATCAATTTGTTGTATGGGGTTAGGAATAACTCCACTTAATATCGGAGAGTTAAGCTAGGCCGCGATTTCAGTTATTATAAGAACATATCAAGAAAAAAATAAATATGATATTGATATATAGTCTTTACTTGCTGGAGCGGATAGTAAAAAAGTTAAACCGCAATTTTGGATTAGAAATATAGAAGATTTATAACATAGGAGGTCATTTTAAATGGCTAGTATTTTAGATCGTTACGGTATTAAAGAAGTTGCTGACGTAACATTCTACAAGATCAATTCCGATGGTACTCCTGGCGAACCTGTGTTGTTCTTAGATACTTTAAAAGTGTCTACAATTGAACAAACCGCAGAAACTGTTGACGCTCGTGGTGGTAAAGGTAACCCCAAATTAATTACTTGGGACTATGGTAAGGAAATTACAGTTAATATCGAAGATGCTCTGTTTAGTCCAAAGTCTATGGCTATCATGCTTGGTGATGGTAATGTTACCAAAGCCACTTCACAAGATATTAGCCGTGTTGCTGTGATTCGTCTTGATAATGAAGGTAAAATTCCAGAATATTTTACCGCAGACGTTTATGACGAAAATAGTGGTTCTGCTCGTAAGAAAGTGTATATTGGTAGTTCTGCTGCTCCTACTGGTATGGTGGCATTTGCTAGCACCGGTATTACTTTAAAGACAGCAGTTTCTGAAACTGGTGCTGTTCTTGATAGTACTTTAACAATTGCTGAGCTTCAATCTGCTCATGCTTCTGCTACTGCTCCATTCTCTAGTCATGCAGGGGAAAAGATTTTTATTACTTATTCTATTAAAGCAACCACAAAGACCATCGTTGTTTCTGGTGATAGCTTCCCTGGCACATATTATGTTGTTGGTGACACCTATTCTCGTTCTGACGTCGATGGTAGTGACCAATTCTTCCAGTTCATTATTCCAAAAGCAAAGATGACTGCTGAGAATACCATTACCCTTGAAGCTGAAGGTGATCCTTCTACCTTTAGTATGAACTTAACTGTTCTTCGTCCAGAATCTGGTGAAATGATGAAGCTTGTTCAGTATGATCTTGATCCAGTTGATGCAGGCTAATAAAATTAATTAAGAGATAAAAAGACGGAGATCTATCTCCGTCTTTCTCTTTAGGAGGATAATATGGAAGAAAATTTAGGATCTTTCAAAACTTTGGAAGAAGTTCATATAAAAGCTACTTAGAATATAGATGTAAATGACCGAAGTTTTTCAGAAGGAGAAACCATAGCTTTTTTTGATAAAATTTAGGTGGCCGGATTAAATGAATTGAAAAATTATGTAGTTGCGCGCGGTGGTTACGACAATAGAGGTTTAGTTTATTGGGAAACTACAAAAGAACTTAAACTAACTTTTACATAGGGAGTTTTTTCTAATAGTCAATTTGGATTATTAAATAATGCTTAGCTTATATAGTATAATGTTGATGAACCAGTATTAGTCACTAAAATGGAAGAATTGGAATGTGATGAATTTGGTAATATTATAACTTCGGAAGAAGCGGTTGACTAGGTTTTTGTTTATGATAAAGAAACGGGTGAAAAACTTTTTTGGTGGAAAGTTGGTAGAAATTTAAAAATAGATGGTAGTTATAAAGATCTTATTGTAAAGTATAGATATAATTATATCGGCGGCGCGACAGTAGCAAAAATTGGGCAGAGATGCCTGCGTGGATTTTTAGAGTTAGAAGGAAAAACGAGAGTAAAGGACGATACGTCTGGACTTATTACTACTGGAATTATTACTATTCCAAAACTAAAATTAATGTCTGGCTTATCTATGAAATTAGGCTCGCAGGCTAATCCCGTAGTTGGTACTTTTGAAGCGGTAGGCGTGCCGGTGGAAGAAAGACACAACAGTTATGTTGCTTAGTTCTTATTCTTAAATGATGATATAGATAGTGATATATAAATTAGTCAGCATTAGTTTTAGCTAATGCTGATTTTATTTTATGAGGTGTAAAAATGGCGGGACAAAGGTTTACTCTAACATTTGATGCTAACTTAGAAGTTAGCAAAATGAAAGGTGCATTAGGAGAAATCCAAAAAAGTTTAAATGGATTATAGTTGCCGCAAAATGTTACTAAAGGATTGTAGAATACTTTTTAGAAATTATCTGAAGAGATTCGTAATTTTGAAGTACAAGCTGGGAAAGATATAACAGGAAAAACAGATTTTTCTAAACTTGAAAAATCTGCCGATAAAATTAACGGTTTATTTGAAAAATTAAAAATTCAAATAAAAGATTTAGGTAATTTATCAAGTAAAGATTTAGAAAAATTATTACCAGAAAGCGTTACTAAAAATATTAACGCTGCAAATAATGCACTAAAAACTTATAATAATACGTTAAAAACTATTCAAGGTACTATTGATGGTGTAAATAGTAAAATTACTGAATAGCAAAATAAATTAAAATCTTATTAGGCTGCGATTTAGCAGTTAAACGCAAATAAAAGTAGTAAAGTATTTGATTCATTAAAATAGATAGTTTAGGATACAGATGGATCAATACGTTTTGAAACTGAAGCAGAAGCTTTATAGAGATTAGAAAAAGCTTATAAAACAGTTGAAGACGCATTAAGTAAATATCAAGCAAAAGTTGGTTAGAATCCTACTGCTGGTCAGCAAACTTATATTACACGATTAACAAATTAGATTTAGAAACTAAAAAAAGCTTATAACGATCTTGAAGCAGAAGGAAATAAAAATTTATAGTTAGATACTCAAATTAAGGCTCTTGAAACAAGTTCAAAATCTGCTTAGACTCAAATCACTAAATTACAAGCAAATTTACAAACCTTACTTCAAGGAAAGCAAGGTCAAGAAGCTCAAGCACTTCAAACTTTATTAAATGCTTTACAACAAATTTAGGGGATTGATTTTTCAAAATTTTCAAATGATGCTTAGGGTGCTGGAAAAGCAGTTTAGCAATATTTAAATGAAAATTTATAGAAGTTAATTGGTAATTTACAGAAAACTGAAGGAGAAGTTGGTAGACAAGGTCCAGTATTTAAAAACTTTAGACAACAAGTTGCAGATGCCGGAGCAGAATTAACTAATTTTGATAATCGAATGCGCGAAGTTGAATAGTTAAAGAGTCGTATTCAGTATTTCTTTGGCTTAAATAATGCTATTCAACTTGTAAAACATACTATGCGCGATGCGTATAATACGATTAAAGAATTAGATAAAGCAATGACCGAGACAGCAGTTGTTACCGACTTTTCTGTTGGTGATATGTGGTCTTAGCTTCCTGAATATACTAAGCGCGCGAATGAACTTGGTGTTACAACTAAAGCTGCATATGAAGCTGCTACACTTTACTATCAGCAAGGTCTAAAAACAAATGAAGTAATGGCTATCTCTAATGAAACATTAAAGATGGCTCGTATTGCTGGTCTTGATGCCGCAGTTGCAACTGACCGTATGACCAATGCTGTGCGTGGTTTCAATATGGAAATTAATGAAACTAATACATAGCGTGTTAATGATGTTTATTCTCGCTTGGCAGCTATTTCTGCTTCTAATGTTGATGAAATTTCTACAGCTATGACTAAAGTTGCATCTTTGGCTCATAATGCTAATATGGAATTTGAAACAACTGCGGCATTTTTAGCTTAGATTATTGAAACTACTCGTGAGTCTGCTGAGACCGCTGGTACTGCTTTAAAAACTGTTGTTGCAAGATTTTCAGAAGTTAAAGAGTTATATAATAAAGATGAACTTGAAGGAACTGATGAAGAAGGCGAATTAATAGACGTTAATAAAGTTTCTAAAGCTTTAAGAACTGCGGGAATAGATATGAATCGCTATTTCCTTGGAGAAGTAGGTATTGATGATATTTTCTTAGAGCTTGCTTCTAAATGGGATAGTTTAACTACTTTATAGCAACGTTATATTGCCACTCAAGCAGCTGGTTCTCGTCAGCAATCTCGTTTTATTGCTTTAATGTCTGACTATGCTCGTACACAAGAGTTAGTTGGGGAAGCTTATAATGCAACTGGTGCATCTGCAAAACAATTTGAAAAAACACAAGAATCACTTGAATCTAAGTTGGCTCGTCTTAAAAATGCTTGGGATGAGTTTGCTATGGGTATTGCTAATAGCGATCTTGTTAAACTTGGAGTAGATGCATTAACTGGATTATTAAATGTTATTAATAGTTTAACTAGTGGTTTTGGTACATTAGATACCGGTGCTGGGAAATTTATTAATACTTTTGCAAAATTAGCATTATTAATTGGCGGACTTAAGATTGGTAAAGGTTTAACTGCTGGTCTATTTGGTTCCATGCTTGGTGCCGTAACTGGTGGAAAAATTGGTGGTGGTTTTACTTCAATTGCCGCTAGTGCAATGGGAGTTAATCCAGGAAAAAATCTACTAAGTACTTTAGGTGCTGGAGCAATAAATCCTTTTAGATCAATTGGAACTACTGCAAAAGGTCTTGCGGGTAGTGCACTTAGTAAGAGTATTTGGACTGGTGCTAAAGGACTGGGTACATCACTTTATGGTATTGGCAATGCTGGTGCTGCTGGTGGAGCTGGCTGGTTATTTGGTGGCGCTGCAACTACTGGAGCAGCAGGCACGGCAGCTGGTGTAGCTGGTTTAGCAACAGCAATTGGTGGGATTGCTCTTGCTGCTGGAGCGGCAGCAATTGCTATTAAAAAGATGTATGATGCATCTCCTACTGGTCAAATTAAAATAGCTGAAAAATATGCAGCAAGTTTAAGTGTTGTTAGAGATCAGACAAAATAGACTGCTGATAATATGAAAAATATTTAGGCAGAATATAATTCACTTAGTTCAGCTATAGATAATGCTACTAACGAAGAAGAACGTGCAGAAGCAATTAAATCTCGTACTGATTATATTAGATCTTTATTAGAGTAGAATTCTACTTATGCTCAATATTTACAAGAAGTTACTTTTGAAGACCATGAAGTTTATTTAACTTTAGATGAAAAGAAATTAGAAGAAGCTTGTAATAGTATAGCTGAAGCCGCGGTAAAGGCCGCAACAGATGCAAAAATTACTGATGCTAATGTTGCATTTTAGAATTATTAGAAATATTAGCAAGAAGCATCTAATTTATTAGCAAGAAAAAGAGGAAATGGTCCAGGAGTAGCTCAATGGAATGATAGTTTAGAAGCTGAGTTAATAAATACTTAGGCATTAGCAGCATAGTATTATGAACAATACCATACCATAATGGAAACCGCGGCAATGGATATGGTAAAAGATTTAGATGTTTCTGATACAATAGCTACTGCAATTTCATCAATGTTAGGTAAAAGTTTTGATGGTGATGAAGTTGCAAAAACAATGTCTAAATATAAGCCATGGGGTTTATGGGCAACACAAAAAGAAGCTGAAGATGCATATAAGAAAATATTTACAACTACTGTAATTCCTGAAGGCCTTTCTAAAAAGGATCTCATAAATGCTGTTTAGTCAGAATATGCTAGACAAGAAGTTACAAGTGATGACTTAAATAAAATAACCAGTATATTTACAGACTCTTTAACAGATATACAAGCAGAAATTATAGCGGATTTAATTGCGAACCAAGGCCGCAATATTAAATATTCTGATGTATTAACAAATGGTGGAAGTGGAAAAAGCTTTTCAGAAATATACCCATATACTTCTTAGCAATTAACAGATTTATTCGGTCAAGATTTTGTTGATTCTCTTGAAGAGACTATGCGTCAAGCTAATCCAATTGATGTAATTAATGATTAGCTTAATGATTTTCTTAGTAATAATACTAATATTAAAACGAAATTGGCTAATAATATAGCCGATATAATAAAACAATTTGATTTAACCGCTAATCAAGCTTCAATTTTTCCAAACCTTGTTAAAGATTTCATGACCTATGGTCAAGGATCTACGGATGAATTCATTGATTTTATAAACAATTTGATTAAAGCTGTTCCAAAAGGCAAACAAAATGATTTATTAAATCTTTTAGGAAGTCTTAATTTTCAAAATAGTGGTAATTTAAAAGCATTTTTAGATAGTTTAGAAGATCTTGGTATTGATTGGAATTCAATTCATACAACCGCTAATGACGCAGCAGAAGCTTTAAAATACCTTACAAATTCTATTGAAGAATTTGATATGGATAGCTTTAGAGAAGAAATTGTTGATAATGTTTCTTTAATGCGCGATATTAAAGATCGTAAACCAGGTAGTAGTGGTTATCGTGTTTTTACTCAAGATGAATATGATTTATTAAGATAGTCTGGTATTTCTGATGATGAATTTGCTTTTTCTGGTATTAAAAATAAAGAGTGGACATATACTGGAGAAAGTTTAGATACTTTAATTGATGTATTAATTAATGGATTAACGCAAAAAGTTATTGAAGCAGAAAATGATATAGATCAAGAAATACAACAAGGTTAGTAGATTGCCAACTTAGGATAGTCAACAATTGAAGCATTAAGCTAGGTTATTAAGTCTGGAGAGTTAACTCAAGATCAAGTAAATAACGAAGCTTGGATTTAGAAAATTGTTACATAGTTTCGTGGTACAGAAGCCTTAAGTTTGCCACCAGATCAATTATTAGAAATTTTAAAATAGGCGTTACAATATTATAACGATTTATAGGGTAATATTGAAGCCAAAGAGACAATTCAACGGCAAGCATCTTAGCCAATGAATTATATTACACCTATTAATGAATTTAAACCTAATATTAGTCAAGAAGAATATGATGTAGCAGTTAAATCGAAGTTTTACGTTGACGAGCATGCAGAAGATAGATATGAGAATATATTAAAAAGTATCCAAGAAATTGATGCAGCAAATGCGAATTGGAATAAAACTTCTGCATAGCAAGAAACAATTTCACGTGCATTAGCGGTTAACTGGTCAGAAGAAGCTGCAAAATTAGAAGAATTAACCGAAGTTCTTGATAAGAATGATAAGATTTTATATGAAGGCGCGAAAGAAACATATGAATATAGTGGCGCAATTCACGCGGTTGGTGAAGCAATGCGCGCGGCCTATGGTGAACAAGTTAGTGATGAATTTGTTCAAGCACATATTCAATAGATTGTGCTCGCGCGTGAATCTAAGGAAGCTTATCAAGAATTATTAGATCTTTTATAGCAAGATTTCTTCTCTAATGCTGCACAAGGTGCAGAAGGTTTAGCTGGTGTACTTTGGGATGTACAACAAGAAATACTTAATTGTGCAGAAGCAGGATATACATTAGATGGTCTTGAAATAAATGGTGTAGCAGTTCTTGACGGCACTCCTTGGATGAAAATTATTGAATAGCTTATCAAAGCTGGTGGAGATGTTGCCGCATTTTTTGATACGTTAGGATGGACCGTTGTATATGGGCCAACTAATGAAGACGGTATTCCTACTTCAGTTCAATTGGTTCGTAATCAACCAACTGGTTATGGTGGTTATCAACCATATACTGGTTCTAACTGGGGACGTGGTAGTACTCCAAAATCTAGTTCAACTAAGGAGCCTAAAAAAGAAGAATGGAGAAGTGATTTTGATTGGCTTTATAATCTTCTTGAAGATTTAAATGAACTTGAACGTGATCAAAAGAAACTTCAAGAAGAACAAAATAAAATTCTTGAATTAGGCGATGCGTCAACTGGTAAAGACCTTTATGAAAATTTAATAAAATAGCTTGCTAATTTACAAATACAACGTGATTATTAGTCTGGTATTCAGAGTTATCGTCGTCGTGAAATGGATGAATTCATGGCCGTTAATTCTCAATACGGTAACTATTTTAGATTTAATGATCGTGATCAAACTCTTGAAATTAATTGGGATGCTATTAATAATATTGGTGATAAAGAAACTTATGAGAAAGTTAAAGAACTTGTTGGTGAAGCTGAAAATATTCAAAGTAAAATGGATGAAGCCGAAGATTCTTTACGAGATGTTGAGAAACAGATTCGTGAATTATAGAATATTTGGCGTAAAGAATATGCAGAGTTTGAGCAAAGAGTTCTTGATGCACTTGTAAAATCTTATCAAAGAGTTATTGATAATTATTCTGATTTACACAATACTGTTACGGAATCTAGTAATGCTATTCTTGAAGCCATTTAGAATGAAATTGATTTAGAAAGACAAATTCGTGATAATACTTAGACTGAGACTGAAATTTCTGATATGGAAGCACGTTTGGCTTTCTTATAGAGAGATACGACAGGCGGTAATCAGGTTGATATATTAGAAACGTAGAGGGCACTTGATGAAGCTACATAGTCATATGAAGATACATTAGTGGATCAAGCTGTACAACGGTTGCAAGAAGATAATGAAGCGGCCGCGTTACAGAGAGAAAAGTAGATTGAATTATTACAAGCATAGCTTGATTATTCTGTATTAAATGGTGATTTTAATGATGATGTATCTGAATTATTACATAGTGCAATGGCAGCAGACGGATCATTATTAACTGATTCTAATTTATATCAATTATTACAACAGGAAGAATCTTGGTCCGCTATGAGTGATGTAGATAAAGCTATTTGGGAAGATGAGTTAAATAGTACTTTTAAAGAAGTTTCTGCCTTTTTATTAAAAGAGAAAAGTGAAGCAGATGGTAGTTTTGCTGAAGCTATTTAGAATGAAATAATCGCGGCCGGCGGCACAATTGGCGGCTCTCTTGAAAATGGTTTATATGGTATTGGGTTTGGCATTGGTAGTATGAGCTAGGCAATGGATCATGTAACTTATACTTATGATGATGCTATTAATGGGCTTAGAGAAGCAAATGCTGGACTGGCCGGACTAGTTGCTTAGAAATCAGCTTTAGAAAGTGCTTTAAATGCAGTTACATAGTCAAACAATATAATTACTTAGCCAGGTAACCCTGACTCATCTGCTTATTGGGAAAGGCAAAAAGATTTATAGCATCAAATTGTTTCTGATTTAAGCACAGATGCTGCACGAACTGAAAAATTTAAGTTTAAAAGATATGCAACTGGTGGTTTAAATACTTAGACTGGCTATGCTTGGCTTGATGGTACGTCTTCAAAACCGGAATATGTTTTAAATGCTCTTCAAACAGATGCCTTCTTAAAACTTGCTGATGTATTACCAAATTTATTAAATAATGATACTGGTTCTACTAATAATTTAGGTTCTAATATGTATCTTGATTTTACAATAAATGTTGATTCTTTATCTAGTGATTATGATGTTGATCAATTGGTAAATCGTGTAAAAGATGATATTTATAATGCTGCAAGTTATAGAAATATAAATGTTGTAAACTTTTTAAGATAAGGTTACTTTTAAATAGGAATAGAAGGGCCTATATAGGCCCTTCTTTAAAGGAGGAATTTATATGAGTGTTTATAGTGGAGACTTTCTCGGTTTTCAATTGGGAGATATACATTCGTCACAATTAAACATTACAAGAGTAAGTAATGGTAATAGATATACAGAAACTTTAGTTTCAACTTTTACTGATATAACTACTCAAGTACCCGGTAAAGATGGGACTTATTATTGGGATACTTTTTATACTTAGACACCTTTTACCATTGATTTTGCTTTTGATGATTTAAGAGATGAAGATATTAGGCATCTTAAACAAATTTTTGGATTTAAAGGAGTTAAAGAATTAATTTTTGATGAAAGTACATATAAAAAATATATGGTTAAATGTAGTGCTCCACCAACTTTAAAATATGTTAGTTTTCCTTTTGAAGAAATTAAGATATATAAAGGTGAAGGTAGTGTTAATTTAATTGCTTATTACCCATATGCATTAAGTACACAAAATGTAAATTTTGGTACGGGAACAGAATAGTAGTTGAATAATATAGGAGATATTGTAACGCCAATTAAAATTTATTATTTGATAAATAGTAATAATAGTAATATTAATTTAGCATTAACTACAAATCAAAAGTCTACTGGTACTTTAAATATTGAGAATATTCAAAAAGTTAGTAATAATGATGTTTATTTATGTATTGATATGCGTACACATTTAATTGAAGGATTGAATAGTTCTTTTCAAAAAAATGGGACTTTATATAATAAATTTATAACATCTGGTGATTTTTTTGATTTGCCGCTTGGTAAAAGTACGTTGACTTCTAACGTAGCTTGGAATTCTATTAAATTTAATTATTTATATTATTAAGAGGTGATATAATGGATAAATATGAAATAAGTTTATGGGAAGATTATCCAGATATTGCTTCTAATGGATCAGAAGAAATACCTTTTCTTAATGAACGGAAGCTCTGTGTCATTGGTTCCAATACGATGAAGTCGAGCGCGTGGGCATTAGAACCTTGCCTAATTTCTAATGTAAATGGTACTCATACATTTAGTTTTAAAATTTATTACCGTTTTAAAGATGAAATAACTGGTGAGAATATTATAAATCCATTTTTGCCTTATATAATTAATGAACGAAAAGTAAAGGTTCTTTGGAAAAATAAATGGTATGATTTTGTTATTAAGAAAATTGAAGAAGATAGTCAAAAGAAATATATAATTTGCACTTGTGAAGATTTATTTATTACTGAATTAAGTAAAAATGGTTATGAGTTAGAATTTAATAGTAAATTACAAAATAATAGTGGTACTGCCGCAGAGTTAGCCGCAAAGGTATTAGATGGAAGCGGTTGGCAATTATCAAATAATCCAATACATATAATTCAATACCACGAAGAAGCTGTTTATGAAGTAAATACAAGGCGTACTTTTGATGCTATTAAATAGTCTGCAAGTGGAGATACAATAGTTACAATTCCTTCTGGAAAACTTTGTTTAGTTTTTTAGTCTACAACAGATGAAAATAATACAGAAATTTAGTTTTTATATTCTGAAAGTGGATATAGTACAGATACAAATGATATGATAGTCACCAATGGTGATTGTTACAAATTTGATGGTAGTATAACTACAAATGGTGGACAAACCTCGATTTATAGAGTAAATGAAGGCACAAGAGAATTAATATTTTAGTTTGATATTAGTAATAGTTTTTCTTCTCGTTATCGCGCTAAACGACTTGTTAATAGTCAATTGACAATTTTTGATGATTTACTTGGTCGTTATGTAGATGTTTATAATAATGGTAATATTTATGGCTATAGGACTATAGAATATTCTGATCCAACTCTGGTTATAAATTTACTTGCTAACACATCTGACTTTAAAGATACAAAGGGATGGATTGGAAGAGATTTAACTTGGCAAGTATATCCACCTTTTACTAATCAATCACAAGTAACGACCTATAGTGCAAAAAGCTATTTACAGATTAGTTCTGGATATACTTATAATAGTGCTTTTGTTTCTAATAAAAAACATTTAACTCCTAATTCATCTGATATTAAAAATGGTATCCTTGGTGGCTTTTAGGTTGGAGAATAGTATATATTTAGATATAAAGCGAAAAGTAATTTAGCAGATAATAGTTATCTTTCTTCTGGTATAACCGGGAATGTATATAAATTTAATAATACAGATTATACACCAATTGATACAAGTCATCCTTATTTTAAAATTGTAAGTGGCCCGACTGGCGGCGGAAATCAATGGGTAGAATATGTATTAGAATGCCAGAAAGCTTGTCCTGCTAATGAACTTGAAACAGTTGGATTTTTTATTAATGTTGCATCGACTTGTTGGATTGAAAATATTGAATTTTTTAAGTTATCTTTTGGTTTAACTAGCTATGATACTACAGTTGAATCACGAATTGAACCAGGGATGATTGCATTACAATCTATAGGTAAAATAGTATATAGATATTATAATGCCAACCATGATGGTGTTGACGATGCAAAAGATTTAAAATTTTTATACCAAAGTACAACTAAATCTGATACATATGTTCCAGTATATAATAACTATGAAAAAATAACTTCTATTGAAGAAAGTAAATCAAATAGATTTAATATTCTTTAGTCTATTGCTGAGAAATTTGAATGTTGGGTTAGATTTGATATTAATCATAACCAAGAAACTGGTCAAGTTTTATATGATGAAAATGGCTTGCCGCAAAAATATGTATCATTGGTTGAGCAAGTTGGTCACGATACTGGAATCTCATTCGAATATGGGATTGATTTAACTGGTATAAAAAGAACTATTGTATCTAATACAATAGCAACAAAAGCAATTATTATACCAAATGAAAATTAGTTTGGAAAAAATGGATTCTGCACAATCGCGCGCAGTCAATTAAATTATCCACGAGAGAACTTTATAATTAATTTTGATTATTATATTAATCAAGGTTTATTAGATAAGAACACAGTAGAAGCTGATTTATATAAAGTAAATGGTAATAATTTAGGTTATTATTTTTATTTAAATAAATATAATAGAGAATATGATGAATTAGCTGATGCTGTTAATAATAAAAAAATTGAACTAGTTAAATAGCAAGCCGAATTAAAGGTTCAAACTAGTAATTAGTGGGCGGCCTTAGAAAGATTAGATAATAATAAATCTGATATTATGTCATTGGCAAATGTTACTACATGGGCTGACGCGCAATCTTATACATCATCTCATGCGAATAATAGAAAAGTGCAATCTTTAATGGGATCTATCGCACAATTAAATAATGAAATAAGTAACCTTAATTCTTCTATTCCAGCGTTAGAAAACTCTGTTACAATATTAGAGAATTATATTGATGAAAAGATTGCAAGAATGGAATAGTTGGTTGAATTAACTAGTGCTTTACATAAGGTCTTCTTTAAAAAATATGCTCGTTATCTTCAAGAAGGTACTTGGCAAGATTCAAATTATGTTGATGATGATGAATATTATTTAGATGGACTTGAAGTTGCATATAGATCATCTCGGCCGCAAATTCAATACAATATTTCTTTAATTAGGGTAAGTAGCTTAGAAGATTTTAGTTCTAAAGTTTTTGATGTAGGAGATATTTGTTATATTCAAGATCGAGAGTTTTTTGGGTATGAAGAAGATAAAATAACTCCTTATAAATAGAGAGTCATTATTAGTGAGTTAACTTCTTATTTTGATTCACCTGAAAAAGACGTTATTAAAGTTTAGAATTACAAAACTCAATTTGATGATCTATTTCATCGCATTACTACTACAACTCAAAGCCTTTAGTTTTCACAAGGAAGTTTTGAGCGCGCGGCTGGTGTTGTTAAACCAGACGGCACTTTAAGCTTTGGAATGCTTCAAGATACTTTTGATTATAATAAAGATCTTGTTTTAAATTCAGCCAATTAGGCTGTAACTTGGGATAATACTGGTATTACAGTTTCCGATGAGTCAAATAGTGCATTAAAAGTACGTATTATTGCCGGTGGAATATTTGTTAGTGATGACGGTGGAGATACTTGGAAAAATGCGATTCGTGGCGATGGAATTAGTACAGACTTATTAACTGCCGGCCGCATAAATACAAGTGAAATTTTTGTATATGACGGTAACTATTAGAGTTTTAGATGGGATAGTCAAGGTATTAATGCTTATTTTAGTGATCCTACAGATGGTACTAATTTTGGTAAATTTGTTAGATTTGATAGATTTGGTTTATATGGATATTCTGGAAACAATGATTTTGTTCCAAGTACAGAAGATGCTATTTGGGACCCAAATTCAGATGTAAAATTTGGCTTAACTTGGAGAGGATTTTTCCTTCGCGGAAGTAATGGTGGTTCTGACTTAGAAATTTCTGATGATGGTAATGGAATTACATTTAAAATGCTTAATTCAATTGGCGATAACTCATTAGAAATTTCAACTTCTGAAGATATAGTACTTAAAACAGGAAATATTAAACGTGTTTAGATTGGACGTTTAAATCCATCAAGTCCTACTAGTGAATATGGTATTTGGGTTCGCAATGATAGTGGATAGAATATATTTAATGTTAGTTCTTCTGGTACAAATTCAATTGGTGGTTGGACATTAACTAGTGATTCATTTTATCATACTGATAATCAAAATAATACAATAGGTCTTTATTCTACTGGAAAGAGTACTACTATTTAGAATAATACTGCTAGTTATTATATACTCGCAGGTAATAAATTTGGTGTAACTATTGATGGTAGCATTTATTCTTCTAGTGGTAAAATTGGTGGATGGACTATTGATAGTACTAAATTAACTGGCAGTAATATTACAATTGATTCATCTGGTAATATTAATTGTTATGTTAATAGTGATAAAAAATGGGAATTAGATAATCTTGGAAATCTTTTTGCTAAAAATGGTGAAATTGCTGGTTGGTAGTTTACCTCTACTGGATTATATAATAAAAGTAATGGTACTTGGATAAATAGTGGAACACCAGGTAGTAGTTTATATACAATTGATACAAATAGTCTTAGAGCAATTGGTGGCAGTATTGGTGGTTGGGTAATGTCTACTAGTGGGCTTACCGGCGGGACTGTAACTTTAGGTTCAAATGGTAATTTAAGCTTAGGCGCAAGTGGTAAATTAAGTGCTGGTGACGTTACAATTGAAGCTAATAAAATTACCATTAATGGTACTACAATTAGTGGACATTCTAATGGTACTTTAAGTATTAATCCTAATTTACGTGTCGCTGGAAAAATAGATTCTGTTGGAGTAGTAACTGCTTCTGCTGGTATATATGTCCCATGGATTGCAACATATGCTAATAGTATTGGAGATGGACATAAATTAACCGACACACATTTTGATGAATTAATTTGGTTAACAACTAACTGGGGGAAAATAACCCCTAACACGGTGAGGGTGGCTGGGATTGATAGTACTTGGATAAATAGTTGGAATGCTTATAAAGGGACTGCTTTTGAACAAAATGGGACATGGTATTTACCAGTAAGCGGAAAAGCATATATATATGGTACAGATATGAATGGTAATAATCATGCCGCGACGAGTAATCCAACAAGTTCAAGTGCAGATAATTTAAGTACAAAAAATTTAATAGTAACTGAAGTATATACTGCTGGACGTAATTCAAAGAAAACAGGAACAATATCTACTATTACAAGTAATGGTACATATTATGCTTCTACGTATAATTTAGATGGTTTTAGTAGTGTTAGTGTTAGTATATCAAATGATACTTCTGTTAGCACAATTAACGGCCCATATGATTATATGTATGATAGTTCTGGAAGAGTTAATAGATGTCAAATATATATAGGATTATCTAATGGTGCCGGTGGTTATTATTGGACACCTACTTGGTCATATAGTTAAAGACATGGATAAAATCCATGTCTTTTTCTTATTCTTCAATTATAATTGGCATTAAATTTTCTAATATATCCATACCAATTTCAGCATTGGCTAAATCATCAATTTTAATTTTTACAATTGGCACTTTATTTTCAATTGCTAATAATTCATCTGCATCTTTTTCTAGTTCTGGTATTCTATTATTTGGAACTGTAATATTACCTTCTTCATTTCTTGTTCCATATTTATCATAAATTTTTATTCTTTCATCTTCTATTACTTGTACAAAAGGAGTTAGAACTGATTTATTTTTTGCTAAAGTATAACTGGTTTTAATATTTAATACGGCTTTTTTATTTATTAATTCAGTTATACCTTGATAAACTTTTAATATTTCTTCATTAGTCATCTGATGCTCCATCCACATTTGTTACAGTAATTTCATTCATAAATTTATCAAGTTTACCTTTAACACCTTTATAACAATCATTGCAAACTTCACGTTTCCACATATCACCGCGTATATTAATATTAAGAGTATTCCACTCTTCTACAACTCTTCCACAAGTATCACAAGTACAAACAATCATTTCATTCACTCTCCCAATCAATTATTTCCACCCTTGGCGACTATATATCGCTAAAATATTTTCCAATGCCAATAGCATCACATTCATCTTCAGTAGGATTTAATCCAAACCACTCTTTTACAAGTCGCTACATACTTCGTTTTTTATCTGGTCTTGATTTTCCTTTCACACCACAGTGCATTCTCCAAGTATTTGTTGGAGCAATTTTATACGAGATTTTCTCTTCTACGCAAGTTGCGGCAAGTATACCTTGAAGGCGTGCGAGTGTCTCAAAAGTTGTTACTCCGGCCGCGGTTTGATATTGGATTCCTTCAAGTCCTACAAAATCAATTTGGTACTAATCAATTAAAGAAATCATCCACTATTTCACATCAACACTTCTTTCAATATCATCATTTCCAGAAGCAACAAAACTTCCATAATCAATTAGATTCTTATTATTAAAAACTGCATATCCACTTGTATGAGTTGCCTAGTCTAAAGCGAGTATTCTATACTCGTCTTTTTTCTTCTTTGTATTACGAAATTCTTTTGTTTTAAGTCTTTCTCTCATACAAGTAGGACAGATTTTATTTTCACGAATTTTCTTCCAAGGGGCCACAACTGCGTGACCCTTATCGCATTTAAATTCCAAGTTAGAGTCGAGATTTTGATATGTATCACTGATTAACGTCCAGCCAGCTGAAGTTACATCTGCTTTTATCTCGTCAATACTTATCCGAGCCAAATTACTTCACCCCGGTACTACCAAATCCCTTTCCATGATCTTCAATTTGAGTCCCAAGAGAATTAACTTCTTTCCATTTTACTCGCGGCACTTCAACAAGACGCATCTGAGCGAAGCGTTCCCCTTTACCAATAGTAAGAAGTCTACCATACTCTTTTATTAGTTGTGCATGGTCACTTACTGGATCAATGTCTACATCTTTCACAGGAATATCAGTATTTTCAACTATAACTCCAATCTCTTCATGATAGTCTTCATCAATAAGGCCAGGACTATTAGGGATTCTAATTTTCATGCGCGCGCTCATGCCAGAACGTGGTTGAATAAGAAGTGCATATCCATGTGGAATAGAAACTTTAATACCAATAGGAATAATAACTGTTTGGCCACATTCGATATTGTATTCTTCTGGAGAATAAATGTCCATGGCGCCCGAGCCATTAGTTGCATAAGTAGGAAGCTTTGTATTTTCACGACAAATTTCAACTGGAATCTCTACAATATGTGCTGGATTAATAGTAGATGAAGAAACTGAGTTCGCTGCCGCGGTAAAGACCATTTTAAGAAAATCTTTCTTTGATTCACTTAACTCAATTCCTGGATCATTAAACACAGATTCAGTAATTTCATCAATATGATTAACTAATTCTTCAACGGAGATGCCACTTAATGCAAAAGCTTGAACAAGTTGCATTTGAGCTTGTGGCTCACTATATGCGTTAATTAATTCTTCTTGAAAAAGTGGACGTACAATTTCAAAATCTTCATCTGGCATCATAAGAAGTGCGGAGAAAATTTTTAAACCATTACTTTCTGGATCGTTTATAGCTTTATCAAGAAGATCCAAAGAATCCAGACTTATACTATCAAGAGCTTCCATTTTTTCTTCATTACTCATCTTCCCACACCTCACCATAAATTTTTGTCGCAGTTACAATCCAAGCTTCAGCAACTATTTCACCTTTTGCTTTCTTTGTTTTATACTTATATCCATTCGCGCCGAGTGTGTAGCCACCTTTACTTTGGTTCGCGCGAAGATCATTAAGTGCTTGAATTGCTTCTTCTTCTGTATACGCTTTAAATTCTTCTGTAATTTTAAGTTGTCTCATTTTTACTCCTTTTACTCAACTGCGTTGTGTGCTTCACAAGTTATTTTAGTTGGATCTAATGGCGCCGGTGTGCCAGTATTATAATAAACAGGATTAATTGGATAATCTTTTACGTTTATAGTATTTGGCCAGTCCCATTTTATAGAAGCTTTACCAGCTTTATACCCATCTTCATATCCACCATCATAGGCTTCTTTTATATATTTTTCAAATTCAGCTTTGGTCATTGTAACATTTACTGAATTTTTCTCTGCATAAATTACAAATGGTTTCATACTTCACCCCAAAAATATTTGTGTAGCATAGACTATATTGTCTTTTTCATAAATTCCAATAGCTATTTCAGTAAAATCTTTTAATAGGATATTTGCACGATGACCTTCAGAATTCATCCAAGTTTTCATCATATTTTCAGCAGTAGCAATTTCTTTATCAGCCATTAATAAATTTTCACCAGTTGCATAGTATTCTAATTTAATAACATCATGACAAGAACTACCATCTGGCCGCGTATGTGAAAAAGACTCAGAAGCTTCTTTGGCACGTAAATCCGCGGCGTCTTGAATCTCTTTATTATATGTAAGAGTGGGGATATTATTTTTTTCTCGTTCTTGATTAACCAGTTCGAAAATATCTTTAATTAACTGCTCATGGTCAATATTATACTCAATTGACTGGTCTTCATCTGGTAATTCCGCGGCCGGTTCATCTTGTGTCTGCTCGGTTGTTTCTTGTGTAGTGGTTTCAACTGGCCGCCCAGTAATTGGATTTCTATATACGCCTTCTAATTTTTCTCCGGGAATTACAACAAGTGTTGAACCATCACCATAGTGTGTGTGTAATCCTTCAACTGGAACATCACAACCAGTAATACCAACATATATTACGTTTGTATCTGGCTGAATAGCATCAATATTAATGGCTGATGCTGAAATTACTATACTACATAAAAGTATTAAACATATAACTAAACTAAAAATCTTTTTCATTATTCATCCCTCAGTATTAAATTAAGGATAACACCGGCGATCAACGCCAGAGCTGTACCACTTAATGAGAAATCTCCACTATTAAATACCACACCACTAATTCCAAGTGATAATACAACAGAACAAATTATTAAATTCTTTTGTATATTTAAATCAACATCTTTCAGTAACTTAATACCACTTGAACTAATAAATCCATACAGCACACAAGCAGTACCACCACCAATAACACAGCTTGGAATAGAAGCAATAAAGGCTTGAATTGGTTCAAGGAAACCGAGCGCCATCATCATTAATGCTGCGGCGAAAGTTACAACAGTTGCTCCACATTTACTAAATCCAATAGTGCCAACTGATTCACCATAACTGCAAGCGCCGAGTCCACCAAAACAACTAGTTGCTAAATTCGCGGCGCCTTCTCCAACAAAAATACGTCCGAGACCTGGCTCTTTGTATAAGTCACGGCCAACAATATTACCAAGGGCGGCATGATCACTAAGGCATTCGCAGATGGCGCTAACAGTAAAAGCAATATACATCACTATAATTGGAATCATCGCACTAAACTCAACGTGTTCCCAGTGCATAAAGGCAATTGTTGGTAATGTAAATAGATGTATTCCTTCAAATTTTGAAAAATCAACAAGACCAAAAGGAATCGCAACTATATATCCAATTAAAGTGCCAATCAAAAATGGGAACATTGACAGCGCGCCTTTGAAGTAGTGGCTCGAAAGAGCAATTGCTAATACAGTAATTAGTGCAATTCCAAGACCTAAATTACCAGTATCGCCAATATATCCTGGAATAAATCCCATCAAGTTAATACCAATTACAATTGTAACTGATCCAATCAGCACTTTTGGCATAAACTTATATAAATAGTTTACATCAATCTTATAAAAGATTAGCCCAAAAATTGTATATACAATGCACGCTACAGCACCACCAATGGCGACCGCCGTATATCCACCAGCAGCCAATGCCGCAAGAACTGGTGCAACAAATGCACCACTATTACTAATAAACATTGGAGATTTTCCTTTTGTACATATCATATATACAATTGTCGCCAATCCAGCGCCAAGAAAAGCTCCAGAAAGTGGTACACCGCATACTTGACCAATTAATGCTGTCGCTGTGAAGCAACTAAGCATTATCTAAAGAGCAAATAAAAGTAATTTACCAATTGGTGGTTTATCTTCTACATTATAAATCATTCACTTTCCCTCCAGAATCTTTCAATTTCTTCTATACTAGGTCTTGGATCAAGCCATTTCTGAATTTCTCTAATTGCATCTTCAATATTCGATACAAGTACCCCATATTCTTTAATAAGACCTGTCACATAAAGATTCTGATAACTATATTGCTGTTCACCAAGACTTGCCGCGCCGCCATTGTCTTTTGCTTCACTATGAGTTAAGTGGCACTGGCGATTATCGGTACAAATTCCTACAATGAATTTGTCATCACCGCGGGCGATTTTTTCATGAAATTTCCCAATTTCGGCACAAGTCCCTGCCGGTAAAACATCACCATCAATACAAGCGATAAGAACATCTGTTTTATCAAGTCGGTCGTTATCTGCTTTTGCAATTTCTTTACTTCCTGCAAATTTTTTCTTTCCTTCTACACCATTAATATCAGTATTTTCTACTGGACTATAAAGATCTATGGATGGAAACGCATCTCGAATCTTTTTCGCCCATTCTGTATTTCTTAAAAGATCTCCATATGTGAAAATTGGCCCAGCCAAATATGTTTTCATATAACATCTCCTTATAACAATTCTCTTCCATTTACATATATATTATATCATAAATGGAAGAGAAAGTCAAATTTACGATTCTAAATATTCTATTTTCTTTCCAAGCTTTATTGCCCAATTGATTTCGCTTCTAGTAGAGTTACCTACGTATCCATTACAATTTATAATATAAACTAAATCTGCATCTGCAATTTTTGCTTTATGAACTTCATCAAGATATTCTTTTTGAATTTCATTTATTTCTTCATCGCCGCTATGTACAAACACCATTGGCATTGTAACAATGCATCCTCTTAAAGTAAAATCTTTTGCTACTTCAAAAAATTTATCTTTAAAGCGTGTACTGCCGCAGAGGCATACTTTTGGAGCTTTTAATACTTTATAATAAAGTCCACACTTACAAGGCCCAGTACATTCCTATTCCTCAAATTCTTTACAGATGCATTTATTACCTTCTTCTTTTGGTTTAGAAAGGCAATACCCATCGTTTAATCTTATATCTTCTTCAATTTTTTTTCGTTTTATAAAATCAGGATTAGGTATTTTGATGTATCCATCTGCTAATGATTTATTATTCATACGAATTCTTTCCACCAGCCTTTGTTGAATATTCATTTTTATACATCTCCTCATAATGTTGCCAAATTGACCAGTATGGTCCATCTGGTATCCACGGTTTTATAGGAGTACCATGTATAATAATTGGAGTTTCAGAAATACCAGTATAATAATTAGAATTATATTTATATGGTAATAAAGATATATGGTCTTTACATATTATATTTAATGCATCTTGATCAGGCCAACCAAGATCTACTACATTCATTAAATCACTCATTAATTCTGCAATATGATCTTCACGCATTAATTTTAAATTCATAACAGTAAAGCCAACGTTAACATATGGAAAATTACATTTTGTAGTATCAATATCAAAACTTTTTTTCCATTCTGGAACAGCCGCAGCGTAATTACCATTTAAATTCCAGTTCCATGCTTCTTCTATATTACCATTAAAAATTATATCACAATCAGCAGAAATAACTTTATCTTCATCTTTTAATATAATTGGTAAATACGCTCTTACTAGAGACATATAGGTACAAAATCTTTTTAAATTCGGATTAGTTTTAGAAATATCTAAGTTTAATTTAGATACATTTATAACTTTTATTCTATTATCTTTTATATATGACCATTCATCATGCTCAAGGCATAAATAAATTGTTTCTATATTTGGATTATAATGAAGAAGTGAAGTTATAACTATCGCTAATTTTTCATATAAATTTTCAGTAGCACAAAAACATATTTTCATTTTAACTCCTTTGCATACTAATTACTAGATGCTAATTCAACTCCTAAAACCGTATCAAATATATGTGGAGAATCTGGTATAAATCGTCCAAATTTTACAATGATATTATGAAGTTGACTAAGTGCTTTTATTTTATCTGAAATTTCTTCTTCAGTGTACCCAGTATAAATTACAATAGGATCATGTGAAAAACCACGAAATTGGCAACAAAAGCTCCAAAGATCATCCCAACTATCCATTGGTTCGAGGCCGCCGCATACTACAGCATGAGTTATTGGATTTTTGATATAACGATATATCAATTCTCTCGTTTCAATTTCTATTTCTGACTCTTGAACCAAGCTTGAATTTTGACATATAGGCTTTCCACATTCTCTATCACACTTAAAGGAACAGGTAGGAAATATAAGAAACATAGAAGCAAGCCTAAAATTGCAAATATCGTATTCATTTAATCCTCTAAGTTTCATTGATATACTCCTTCGCTAGTAAATATTGCTTCCATGTTTTTTGATCAACTTTTATCCAACCATCTTCTACTCCAGTTATAAGCCAAATGCACCATTCTCTCATGCTTCTACACCCCTATCATTAAGCGACAACCACTCACGAAGTTTAAATTCAGCCTTGCGTTCTTTTGAATAAGTTTTGGTTGGAGTATAGAAACCAACAATTCTTGTGTATTCAGTTTCAACTGGCTCGCCACAAACAGGACAAATCTTTCCATAGAAACTATGATAATTTTTACACTGGGCAACTTTACCATTAAAGGCAAAATAAGTAACTCCTTGTGCGGCGACCCAGTTTAACATTTCCCAAGCTTGGTCAAAAGTAGAGAATGGCTTATCAACATTAATATGTTCAATTGAGCCACCATTACAATATGAGTCAAATGCTGCGCAAATTTTGGTACGCTCAAGAATTGTCGCCTTAATTCCAAGTGGAATCCATTGATTTCCATAAAGGGGCAGATCTTCTACAACCTTATCGGGATATAAGAATTTATCAGCAGCTTGCATCTTTGCTGCGGCTTGCTCTGCTGGGACTTGCTCGATATTGAACTTATAGTCTTTATCAAGAGAGAAATTATCAATACAAGTTTTAATCACGTTAAAGATGCGGCGGCCTAATGAATAAGCTTCTTCTGTATATGAAGTATTGCCAAATTCATCAACTTTGATATATCCAAACGTTTTAATTGCTTCATAAATACCATTGATACCAACAGTAGAATAAAGATGTTCAAAATCAACTAATCCAGAAGAGAAGCTCGGAAGAAGATTTTTCTCTACATTTCTACGAATAATATCTCGCTGGACATCAAGAATTTTTAAATTTAGTTCAGTAAGATTACGAAGCCGCACCAAAAAGTCTTGTTCAGAATTACTTTGATAAGCTAGCCGTGCAATATTCAGTGTGGAAACCTTAACAGAACCAACTTTAAGTGCTGAGCCACCAATAGAATTAAAATACAGATCAGTTACATCTGACTTCAAGCGGCAGCAATTACTAAGACTGTTAACTGTACTATCCGTAAAGAAATTGAAAAGGTTCCATCTGCGAGACGCTTCGCAAGCCCAGCGTGCGAACTCTTTATCAACAAAGCCATATTCACCCATTTGTTCTTCCCAATCTTCATCTTCAAATTTGATTTGATTCAGTGGTCCTTTAAAGAGAAGCGAAGCTGTAAGAACGGGGAATGTAAATATATTTTCTTCCCTAATTTCATTAACTACATCAATAAAATCTTTCTGGAATTGAATAATTTCTTCTTCTTCATCAATCATTAACTCGCCATCTGGGAACATGGCGCCGCCAAAGATAGCTTCAAAATAAGGATGATCAAAAACACTTACATTTGTAAATGCGGCTTGATCAGTACGGACCCAAGGTTGATTAAGACGATAAATTAATGCTTGAAGCTGTTGATGTTTATAAGTTTCTGGATCTTTGGTATAATAACCAGCCTTTACATCCCGGCTCCAGAAATAATAAAGATAGGGGATGAGATTAGGTAATCCTACTGCTCCACTTTGACGGCGGCTGAGCCATGCAATTCCTTCCATAAGGATTTGAATAAAACTATCTAAGTGTTTGGCCGGTTTTGCATTATAATTTTCAATAAAGAATAAGCCGCGTTCAACTATATCTTTAATATCATAAGCAAAACAATAATGATAGAAAGTAGAAGTATTAAAATCATGCATATAAAGTGCATAATTCCACATGGCTTCCATAGCTTCGTTAGCAGTTTTAAAGCCATATTTTTTATTTAATTCATAATAAAGTTTATTAAAAGCCAAAAGTTTTTGATGTGGTTTAGACATTTCTGATAAGAGAGTTACAATGTCTTTTTGTGCAATATTGGCATTTGCGTCAACAGATGCATTTGCAACATTGTCAGAATCAATAAAACCTTCAATAAAATCAGTAAGACTTAATTTTTCATCATCAAGACCTTGTAATTTTAAAAATTCTTCACCGTATGTCTCGGCCATTTTATTAAACTAAGTCTGAAAATTTTTCTTTGTTCGTATATTAATGTTCATGCGCGTTCACCCATTTAATTGCTTCTGAAAAATCAAACAACCCATCATCTGTTTCGAGCATGGGTGCAGAAGTAAAGTCTCTCCTTGCCATTTCTACTAAGTCATTACAGACTTCATATTGTATTCCCGCACGTTCCAATTTCATCTCAAGTGCGCGGCATTTAGGACAATTGGTACTATAGAGTTTAATCATATACTTGGTCCTCAAAGGAATCACAATATTCACAAGTTCCATCTACAAAATGATGTTGACATTTTGAACGTAATTCATCATTAACTTTCATGAGAAGTTGAATTTCATCTGTAAGCACAAATTTATCAAGTGCTTTACGAATCTTTTCATTATTTTCATCAATTTTCTTTCTAATTTCGATGCCACTCATTAACTAATTTTCCTCCCTATATTATTACATTTGGTGTACTATAAAACATATCAAAAACATCGTAATTACGCTGTCGTATATATTGGAAACTTTCACGCATTTCTTGCTGAGTTATAGAAATATGATTCCATGGTAATGTTTCAATATATGCTCTACGTTTCCAAGCACACCATTCATAAAGTGTTTCTCGATGTGGGCGAACAAATTCACAATAAGATCGTCCATAATAACAACCGAATAACTTTATAAGAATAATTAATTCTCTCGTTTTAAATAATTCGTTGTCTATATTAAGTAAAATCTTTGTATCATGACTCCGTAAAAATAATAATTGCTTATAAAATTCTGATAGACGATGATCTATAAAATCATCTTCGTCGGAGCATCCAAATGCAAAGTTATAAATCATTTGACGAAGTCCAAGAATAGGTTTTTCGCATAGGGCGGCCAACTCATCGGTTGTAAATAGCCCATTATACTATAGATAGAAACAAGTACCCATCGGTGGCAATTTAAGCCACTTCATGAGTTCATCAAATGTATATACGTTAATTGGATATTTATTCCCAATTCTATATGGTAAACCACTCGGCCGCTGTCTACTTATATCTTCTAATAATTCAAAAGCATTTGGTATAGAAGCCAAATCATAATCATGTAAAATTACAGATGGGTGACGTGGCTAAAGCCGTTCATATGGAAAGTCTTCTAATGTTTTCCCATCTAATGAAAGTCGTACATGAGTAGCATATAGAATAGTTCTAATTTCTTCTCTCTGTCGCTTTTTAGTACCATATAACTCTTTATATTTTCGGTATATCTCAAAATCTGGATATATATGTTCCATTTCAAGATTAAATGGTTTATATTGCTCAGAAAATGCGCGGCCGCCGTATTCAACATTCGGACGTAAAATTTTGTTATCATAAATACCATCATCATATTCTTTTCTAAAGAATATGGAAGTATAATAAGCTGGTTCAAAATCTGGATTGAATACAACTATATCTTTTTTCTATTTTCGCCAAGCCGCATATTTAGCACACTCTAAATTGGGCATAACTTGAGGATAATGGAAGAAATCCCAATCATATATTAATATTGTACTCATGAGACTTCTTCTGCCCTTTCTGTTTTAATTACTAATCTGTCACCATTAATATCAGTAATTTGCTCAATTTTATGCCATGGAGTTGCTTTATATACTTTCGCAATAAAACTTTCTTCTTGACGAATACCGGTTACAATAATTTTATTACCACGCGTGAAAATTGATTTTTCAATCACATGCTTTTTACCATCTGGACCTTTCATTGAGATCTGTTTATCATAAGCTTCAAAAGCTCCATAAACTTTTACTGATACAACTCCATCTGGAGTTAATAGTGATACTGTTTTCTTTGCTTTATCTCTATCCAAAACTGTTCCAGCAATTCGATGTAATCTAAAAATTGGGACTTGTTTACCTTTAATTGGAATAACTCTTTCTACTTCTGCTTGTTCACTTAAATCAAAAAAGTTATCAATCATATAAAGATCTAAATCAACATTAGCTAATTCATGTGGATGTGAATAGAATGAAACTGAATCCATTTCCCACTTACTCAAATTACCTAAACAATATTTATTCCATACATCCGCAGTCAATCTATTATTAACTGCTTCCAATAATTCTTGGTTATGTTCTTTAACATATGGTCTAATAATATCCATTTGTTTTTTATAAATTTTATCCCATACGTCTTGTTTAATTCTAAAGCCGCTTTCTGTAAATTGATCTGGTACACAATCATCAACGTCAAAATAAGTTTCAAGAAATTTATAGGCCGGTGCATCTAATCCATACCAAGGCTCACTTAATTTCATTTTCTTTATATATTTATTAAAATTAAATACTCGACGTTGGAGATCATATTCATCTGGAATTAAACCAAAATCAATTAACATTTTCATATTCTGAAGAGTAATACGCTTTTTGGTATCACTAATCATATCAACATATTTGTGCATTAATTCAACTCGATCTCCAAAACTATCAAAAGCTCCAGATTTGATTAAATTAATCATTTGCACTTTATTAACTTTTACTTTTGTCAAAAAATCTTCAATAGACTTATACGGACGATTTGCAATAATTGTTTTAACTAATTCTTCTCCAACTCGTGTAATTCCGCTGATACCATAACGAATTACATTTGCTTCCATATCTGGAGAAAAAGTATATGTAGATTTATTAATATCTGGCGGCTGGACGATGATTCCACTCATACGCATTTTTCCAATTGCTGTCGCAATTTTCCCATAGTTTGTAGCTGAAGTTTTCCTTTTCTTTTTATCAACTATTACTTCTTCATCATCACCTTCATCGTCTTCTTCTTCGTCATTACCAAATTCTTCTATATCACAAGAATAAGTTTCTTCTACTACTTCATTATCTTCATCAATTTCTTCTTTTTCATCGCCGCCCGCGTCATTAATAAGACACGCGCAATTCCAGAAAATAATTGGATAATGATATGCAAGATTCATTTCTTGAAGAGCGATCAAACTATATGCAAGCGTATGACTTTGATTAAATCCATACCCACGGCTCATTGCAATCAAAACATTCCAGACATAATTTGTGAACTTTTGATTAATACCTTTTTCTTTGGTGACTTCAAAAAATTCTTTTGTAAGTGCATCATAATCTTTTGGATTCTTTTTTGCAATTGATTTACGAAGTTTATCTGCCCATGTCAGACTAAAACCACCTAATTCTGGAAGCTGAACTAATTCCATAAACTGCTCTTGTGCAATACAAAGACCATATGACATACCAAGAACTGGTTCAAGAATTTTTCGTTCATCTTCACCCAACCCATATCGTTCCATTTCTTTTTCCCATTCATTTGGGTTTGCTTTAAATCGTGCAAGTTTTTCTGTAGGCATTTCTCCGCCTTTTTCTTGAGCCATAAGACGAATTGTAGAATTAAGAATTGCAAGATCATCAACTGAAGTTGGTTTTAATGTTGCAATTCCATTAATACCAGATTGTTTTTCCATTTGAAACAAAGATGTAATTTCATGATTCCAAACCATTTCCCACATCTTTGGATTATCTCTTTCAATTTTATAAATACCAATTACATTTTCATAAGTTTCTTTTAATGTGCGTTCTCGCTCAATTAATCCAGCATCACATAAAAGATCAATACAATTATGAATCTTATCCATAGCTTCAACTGACAATGCATCATATTTAATAAGACTTACATCTTCACAATCATGAAGCTCAAACTGAGTACAAATCGTACCATCTGGTGCGCGCATTAATGCAGTTGAATTTGTAAAAGGTTCATCAACAAAAATGACACCACCAGCATGGATACCAGAACCACAGATTAATCCTTCAATTTTCTGCGCCACATTCCAAAGTTCTGGATAGTTATTCATTTCAACAATGAATTGTTTTATCGGACTAAAGTCATTTTCAGCATCACCATTATAACACTGACTCAAAGTCCTTAACATACCACGATCTGCTGGAATCAAACTTGCAATATACTGTGCTATATCTACATCAATACCTAAGCCACGCGCGGCCGTAAGAATTGCAGACTTGGATTTCTCTGTACGAAATGTTGCCACATTTGCAACTCTATCGTCGCCATAATATTTACGAAATGCATTTAAAACTTGAGCACGCCGGCCGCCTTCAATGTCGAAATCAACGTCAAGGACAGATACACGGTCAGGATTAAGAAATCTCCAACGGAAACATTTGGTTGTTTCTCTGAGCGGGTTGATCTGAGTAATATCCAAGCAATACAAAAGTATGAAACCAACACCTGAGCCACGTCCAGGTCCAACAAGACTACCAGCCTCCCAACAAATATCAATTATGTTTTGAAGATTTAAATAATATGCGCTCCATCGTGCATTATTAACATTTGATGACACCCATGTATCTTCAAGACACGCATTAATTTCATCATATGCTTCTTTACACTGAAGGTCAGAATGCTTTTTAATACCATCTATTACCTTTCGAGCAAGATAATTATCTGCTTTATATCGTGAAATCATAAAAGTATTTAACATTGGTATTTTTGCACACCATTCTTCCAATTCAGTTGCAGATAAATGCCCATCTACTGGTTTCCATTTTAATTCTGGAATTTTGAGCGGCCGCAGTAAACTATAATCTTCAATACTATCTCTAATTTTTAAAATATTTTCATATGCCATTTGAAGAACATCGGAACTAAAATATTTAAAATATAATTCTAATTCTTCTGTTCCCATCATATAAGTTGTTGCATAGAAATCATCAACTTCACGATCACCATTCTGTGCATTAAGATATGCTTTATGAACAATCCTATCTTCTTTTTTCAGATAATGACTATCAGTTGTAATAATAAAAGGCAAATCAAAAAACTGCGCATATTCATAAAGTTGCTGATTCACATCTATTTGATCTTTATTCTTTGATGGTTGCATCTCCAAATAAAAATTACCATGACCAAAAAGTTTATCCATCTGTTTAATCCAAATATCAATCTTCGGAATTAAACTTGGATTTGTTTTTGATCTAAGAATCTGTGTTGGAAGCGCGCCACCTAAACAAGCTGTACTACCAATTACATGGCCGGGATTCTTTCCAATAATCTCAAACAAATCATTATAATATGTCGGAACTCTACGCATACCACGCGCCATATAACTACGCATCCATGCACGAGTTGAAATTTCTCTAATTTGCTGCGCGCCGATTGCATCCTTCGCAAGAAGAATAAAGTGATAATATCTATCAACTTCTTTATTATAATTCTGTGCATTTAATCCATTTCTACAAAGATAGATCTCATTACCAAGAACCACTTTTAGTTCTGGATATTTTTCTTTCAATTTCTTTGCAGCTTTTTCAGCCTTAACCCATCCACTAATACTTTCGTGGTCAGTTAAGGCTACTACTTTATGTCCAAGTTCTCCTGCATAATTAAAAAGATCATCTAGTTTATTTATACAATCTCTAAGTCTTATGTTTGACGCTAAGAATAATCACTGTGGTTATGGAGCGATCCAGGGTAACCTAAGCGATTAATCATTTACATCACCACCTTCATTTTTCTATAATAATTATATCACAAATCTTTTTAATTTTCAAGTTTATATCGTCCAAGGCGTTCTATCGCTTTAAAATTATTAGTTTTATCCATTGTCCGTCGAACTTCTTTTTGCCAAATAACTTCAAAATCTTCTGGAAAAGTTTGCTCACTACAAATAACAATATGGTGTTTACTCATTTCACGAACCCAATTCCAGTATCTATCATAATCAAAATCAGTTTCAAATTTATACCCATAAGGTTTTGTTCCTTGATATGGAGGATCACAATAAATTAAAGTTTTAATTTCTTCTGGCCATTTTAAATTAATATAATCACACCATTCAAATTCAATATCTTTATATTTGGGATTTTTAATTTGTTCCATAAAATTTTTATAAGCGTAATAATAGTAATCTTTCTTTTCAGTATCTTTAGCATAACCGCGACTAAAACCGCCACGATTAAAACTACCAAAGAACTAAATAGCACCAATGCGCCAGCCTTCCATCTCTTCTTCCATAGAGGGCGCGCCGAGATGACGACGATAAATATCTTTTGCTTCATACCACCATTCAGGATTACCATGTGCTGGTATGTCTTCTGGCGCCATCTATCCATGCTGATGAAGTTTAATAAGTGAATAACATTTATCTAAACCTATTTTACGCTTACAATCAATTTTATCTATGACGTTCGCCCCCCCCACAAATGGCTCAAGATAGCACTCTATTTTTTCTTTATCAATTATTCGTTGAAGAATTGGTACAATATCTCCAACATATTTACTCTTACTTCCTTGATATACCATTTTATCTCCTTTTAAATAAAAGGAAAGTCAAATTAACTTTCCTTAATGAATATTTGTTAGCCAATATATATTTATTAAAATCCAAATTACAAAAATCATTTTAAAATGCGAGTAAGTCATCTATGACTTCATAGTCTTCAATCATAATCTGCGGACTTCTATTACCCATCCATTCATTAATATTTGGCTTCCCAACAATACTAATTTTAATTTCATTACAACTATTTAACTGTTCAATTAGATCGTTGGCATGAAACTTAATAAAAATAACTCCATTCTTTTCAAAACGAACTGTATCTTTATTAGTGCCAATTACCTTATAATCTGTTTTATCTAAATAGATATTTGGAACAAAAATTAATGGTTCTGAATTGTTTTGGCCCCAAATTGAAGTATTACTAGCTAAATCATAAATAAGATCACTAAGATCTTCACTATACCAATCTCTAATAAAGTTTACGTCATACATGCCTTCATTAAAATTAATATCTTTTAATGTTTCATTCGCGTATTGATGGAAAGAATGTAAATTATTATCAAGAATTGATGCACCAGCTGCATTTGCATGACCTTGTACCCATTCAAAATATCCACTCTCTGTTAAGAACTTTTTTAAGTCTGTTAGCTCACAATCACTTACATTACGAATAGAACCACGATCATATCCTTCCTCATTCTTACGTGCGAGTATTGTTGGACGCTTATACTTTACGGCGAGCTTCATAGCAGCTAAACCAGTAACTTCTTGTGGATAATCATCATCTTCATCAAGTCGAACAAAAAGAATTTTATTCTCAAGTAGATCATATTTAAAAATCTTCTGCTCTAATTCAGCAACCATCTAATCAGTTACTCTATTTTGTTTAGCTTTCGCATTAACACATTCACGTAATGATTCAATAGCAACTTCTTCCATAGTTCCTTTAGCTCCACGCTTATTACAAGGAACTTTTCTATGTCCATCAACCAATCCAAGAAAAAGTCTTTCTTTCTCTTCCATAGTACCCATACGAATCATCGCGTTCATCATTGGGACAATATAAAAAGCAACACTAATTGGTGTAACTTCATTATTCATAGAATAAGCTTGTTTTTCGATGGCACATTTAAAGAAATAATTATTAACATTTTTAAAGCCATTTAACATAATATATCTATTCTCTAAATCAAGAACAGATCCCATATCTCCACAAACTCCAAGCGCGGCCAAGTCAATAAATTTAGACGAAATGGGAAGAGATGGATTACTTACGGCTTCATGATAACGACAAAACTACCAAGCTACACCGGCACCAGTTAAATCTTTATTTGGATATCGTGGTGAAAGTTGGTTATTAATAATACATGCATTATCACTAATGGGTTGGTCATCATCAATTTCATGATGGTCTAATATCAAACAACGAGTCCCTTGCTCTTTTAAAAGTTCATGGTATTCATAGTCATTACTTGAACTATCTGGTAGAATTACTAAATCATAATTTACACCGCTTTCAAGAATGTGTTTAATGTGATCTTCTAATCCATGTTCTTTATGTTCATGAAGCATATAAGTGATGTCTTGATTTGGATTTATTGCTCTAATATATTGATACATGATGGCGCTTGAAGTAAAACCATCAACATCACAGTCTACTATAAGTAAAATCTTTGATTCTCGCTCTTTTACAATTTCATCAAACCAAATTGCACCAGTATCTATATTATCCAAAAGTGATGGATCGTTTAAACAAATAGAACTTGGATTCTTATACTTATCTATGTCTGTTACACCGCGCGCCTTCAACAAATTATCAAGATAGTTTTCTGTATAGTTTTCATTTACAAGATTTACCTTCATTTATATTTCCTTTATCCTACATTTCTTTTAACCATAATAACCACCATCTGGTGGATCTCGTTTATAACTGGAACATTTTCCATCTATATCATTTCTACTACAAGTATTTTCATATACACATTTGTGGCAGCGTGATTCTATTTTAAATTTATATAAACTATCTATTACTGCCTATGCATCAGCACAAGTTATTTCAATACCATCAATAACAATTTTAACCAATTTATCTCACTCTTTTTTTTAATAACTTTAAAAATATATCTTCACCTTTATCAGTAGGTGAATCTTTCAATTCTAATAAATTTTCTTTATCATATATAAAACTAAAATTTGCATATGCTCGATATTTCTTGCATAATTCATAAAGATGATTAAAATATTTATCTTCATGTGGCAGTTCTTCTTTATCAAAGCATATCACAATTTCTTGTGGATGGCAAGTTCGTACTAATATATCAAGCGCATACTTATTTAATTTTGATCCGCACACAGCAGCCGCGCAGTTAGGAATTGAAAAAGAATCCATTTGAAGAACACTTTTTTCAGCTTCAAATAAATATGCAATGCCAGTTGCTTTTATATTTTCTTTTGTCATGTTAAGTCCATATAGATTAAGACTTAATGGGTGACTATACCATTTTCCTTCTATTTGCACTGGCATATATTTACCCCAATTTTCAATATCTTCTTTATTCAGCGCGCGGCCACGTATTCCTATGAGCCGCCCGCTCACATCATAATGAGGAATAATTATTTTGTTCTGCGATGGTGAAAATCTTATATTAAATTTATCCATAGCTTCTTTACTAATCCCATCATTAAGCCATTCTATTGGATAATACTTAATAAAAGAATCCAGCACACCTTCGGGATAGTTTGGTAACTCTCTTCGTTCTTTTTTTAAATCATAATCTTCTCGAATTGCTTTATATGCATGCGGATTATAATCATCTTCACTAAAAAAAGAACAACCGCGTATAACTTCATATATATCATTAAACCAGTCATATGTAATATTTCTTGTTTCATAAAAATGTTTAAGGAAAGAAAATATACTCTATCCTGCACACTCTGTGTAACAATAAAATATATGCGTATTCTTATAATAATAAAGTTTCCATGATGCAGATTCTACATCTTCATTATGACATACCGTAGGCATCAATAGATAATCGCCACGGTCATCATAAGGAATATTAAGTCTATCTAACATCACTTTAACTTTATTATCATCAAGCTGTTCAATTAATTCTTGATAATCTATCATTTAATTTCATTCACTTTCTCAAGAATTTCATTAAAGTTATTATCTTCCCATTCCATTTCAAAGAAATGTCTTGTATATCCTTCGATTTTTTCAAGTCGTGAATCCGTCATATACAAATCTTCTTTACGTAGATTACCTAAATCTACAATACTCCAAATTCTAACTTGAGTCCATTCACCACTTCGTACTTTATATATATCAGTTACAATTGTTGGAATTGGCTCGCCAGTACTCGTAAAGAAATCAATTTCTTCTTTACTAGGCCGCGCCATAACCATACCAATATCTGCTTTATTAATAACAGCACGTGATCCAGCAATAGAGCTTTCATTTCTTATATTCTGATTAGAATCTGCATTTGCATTAACTTGTGTTGAAGTAAACATACATATATTCAATTCAACAGCTAATTCTTTCAAAGCGGTCGAGAACATCAAAAGAATTTCGTCATTTCTTAAACTAACACCTTTAAATTCTCCCAGCAAACTCGGACAAATAAAGATATAGTCAAAAAATACATATTCAATTCCATGTAATAATACTTGTTCTCTTACTAAATTCTTTACTAAATCAATTCGTGGCGCCGGCATCTGAACAATAAAAAAATTATCTTTATATTGTTCCATAATCCAAACTGCTTGACGAATAATTCTATTTTCTTTTTCAGTAAAATTACCATATCTAAATTTCGATTCATTAAAGCCGGTTAAATATGATAAAATCATCTTCTGAATTTCTGGAATAGTTTGCTCGGTTGCGATAAACATTGTCTTACAACCACTACCAATTTGAACCCACTTATCTTGTTTTGGTTCATATCTAAACGGATAAGCAATTAAGCAAGCATCACCTACAGCTTGCCGTGTTTTACCAGTGCCGCTGGCCGCGCTTCTAATAATCAAAGTTCCACGTCGCGCGCCAGAAATAACTTCATTAAGTATGTCACCTTGCACTGGTACACCAATATCTGTTTGTAGTTGCGCGCTTTCAATTATATCTTCAATTCCAGTAAAAGCACTTTCTGTACGAGTTACTTCATTTTGAGTAAACTCATTTTCCAATCCCAGTACCTTTCTTTTTAAAGCATCAAGGATTTCATCTATTTCTAACTTCTCGAAATTCTTATTTACTTCAAGTGCTTTTGGATTTGTTAAATCTTCTATATAAAATTCACTTATATCAAAACCATTATTCTAAAGCTTTGTCAGTAAGTTAATCTTCTTTAACCGCTTGTAATAAAACTCAAAGTTTTGTGTTTCAGATAAATATTCCGCATCTTGTAGATATTCAATTCCATTATTCTGTTTGAAAATAACTGAAGCAGCACCATTTGACTGTAAATAATTTTCTACGTCAATAGGTTGAATTCTATTTGCGCCGCCGCGATATAAATTTTCAATTGCCGCAAAAATATACTTGTCAAACTTATAATAAAAATCATCAAGACTTAACTGATACTTATCTGTTTCACTCAAAAATTGCGGCCGCTTCATGAGTGAGCCAAATAATTGCAATATACTATTTTTGTCTACCACTCACTCTATGCCTCCAATATCATCAAGATTATATTTTTCTTTTGATTCTCTTTTTCGTGTTAATTTAATAACTACTTTCTCTTTTTCTTCTTCTTCAAGAGCTTTCATGAATCCATGTTTCTTACGCTCTTGCTCAATCCAATAGTTTTTTGCTTCTGTAAAAACGTATGGAACTATACCAAGGCCGCCGTGTCCAACCCAAGGATTATGTTTGACTTCATAAAAATACTTCAAAGAAAAAAAGATTCCTTTTGGATTGATTTTATTATCTTTCTAAAATTTTTTTATTTGTGCATCACACAAAAAATAATCATATTTAACTTTTAAATCTCTCGCTAAGAAGTCATAGATCATTAAAATCCAATCTTCATCTGTTGCTGGCTCAGCCTTCCATGTTAAATAACATTCTTTATGATAATACCATCCTTTAGATGGTTGTATCCAATCAACATTTTCTCCCTTGGTTTTGTCAATTGGCATATGACAAATTCTACACTCGGGCATCTCATCACCCTTCCATTTTTATTATATATATATTATACCACAGATTTACGAATTTGTCAAATTTAAAAGACACAGGTCATCCCTGTGTCTTCTCCAATTCTTCCATATCCATAACAACGAGATTCAACAAATCCACTTGATCTTCCGTAAATTCACTAAGTTTCATGCGTCGGCCCATTGTCATTTCTATTTTCTTTAAAATTGTATTTGCCATTTCCGGATTTGCGGTGTCACCAGTTCCCACCAGCTTCATCCACAATTCTTGTGCTTTAGTACGTACATCATTGAAATTGAGATGTGTCTCTGATTTAGTTGTAATCGTATCAACCACTGTTACGCCGTCACGCTTTTCTGCCATCTCAATAGCATCTGCAATTGCATTTACCAGTTCGTCGTATCCGAAAGGGATCTTATCTGGCATATATTTAAATCGACTCCCCGCGAACAGAGTAGGTGTTTCTCTAGTATACAACCAGCGTTTTCTCTCTCCATTTACCCACTCATTACCAATATAGCCAATAATATCAACAATTCCATTACAGACTTCACTTGCCCTCTTTGGCAAGTCTGGCGAAATAATTTCAATATCACTACCATCAGCAGTTTTTTCTACTCTGGATGCGCTATGTGCGATTAATACAACTCCATAACCAAGCTGTGTAATTTTTCGGATGGATGTCTCAAATTCTTTCTTACATGCGGTATAGCCTGCTCCCCATGAGACGTCACTAATTTTTTGCACACCATTTTGCTGACAAATAAATCTTTCACACATTTCCCAACAGATGGAAACAGTGTCAATAATAACTGTCTTAAAACGTTCTTTCGCACGAGTGTCTTCAAGATCTCGCAGAGCCATTTTAAAATCAGACCACTTATTTATATCGAAAGGATATACATTACCGATTGCATTATATCCTTTTTCAAATGCCAAGAGAACTGCGTCGGGGAATGAGCAAGCCGCGGTAGTTTTACCGCTTTTTGGCTTGCCGTAAAGTAGAACATACTTACCCTTCAAATCTCTTGAGATTACATTTTTTTCTACTTCCCAAAGATGCATAAGGCACCTCCTTAGAAGCCAAGATCAAATTCCTGATTTGAACTTGTAGGTGCCGGAGTGCTATGCGGCTTCTGAGAAGTCTTATCCTTCAGTGTCTCAAGATAAGCCTTATGTTCCTTAAGTGCCGCCGCCAGATCTGCTGGCTTAAACTCCATATCATCTTCCATCGCAGACTGAGTTCCCTTTGTGACAATCAACTCGCTAACGCTAACTGTCTGAATGCGGACATCGGGTTCACCAAAATCACATTCTTCAATAATTTCACGAGTCGTGCTAGTAAAATTCAGTCTACCTTTTGCGCTATATGTCTTCTGATTCTCCCAATAAGAAGTAATTGCATCAATAACACGAGGATTAGTTGCGTAGAATTCCATCGTATCAATCTTACCACCATATTGCGGCACAATTACCTTAATACGAAGTTTCTTAGGTTCAACTTCAACACCGTCTGCATCAGTTACAAAATCCATTGAAGATACAGCAAATTCAAGACTCCAAGATGCTTCTGGACGGAACTCACCAGTTGCCTTTGTAACAAAAGATGCATTAACTCTTGGGAAAGACACAAGCTGACCCTGCTGATTGTAATACTCATTCATACGAATATTACCATTCGTAATACGAATCTTATCTGCACCAGCCTCACCAACGCCAGATGCAATTGAAACATATTCAGTCATAACTTTTTCAATAGATTCATATGCTGGATTGGGCTTGCCTGCATTTGTAAATTTAGTTGCAAACATATACACTGGGATTTCCAGCGAAACATCTTCACCATTGATTGTCTGATGGACCAGAACCTTAATATTACCACCAATATTATCAACAGTGGCACCATTCTTAACGAAAGAACCATACTTCAGGTTGATTTCGGACAAAATACCTTCAATTCTTACTTTATTTTCTGCTTGTCTTAACATTTATTTTACCTCAGTTTTTGTTTCTAGTTTTTGCTTATAGTTTATTTAGGCTGATAAGGGAGCTAATGCTCCCTTTTGAATTACTCTTCGTCAGTTCCCTGAACGAAATTAATACCAGCATCAGTCAGCTGAACATAGGTAAGAGGCTTCTCTTCACCTTCAACAGCGACCTTCTCACGATAGGCCAGCTCGTTTTTCACGAGGGAATTCACACGGCCAGTGATGGAAGCGATCTTTTCGCAATTAAGAGCAACACGCATCTCTTCTGTGGTAGCGCGGCCGCCGTGTGCCTGCAGGTATTCAAGTGCTTCAAAAGTCTTTTCAGTAAGCTTCATAGTTCATTTCTCCTATAATTTAAAAAATATTTTATTTGTTTTCAAAAGGTTTTTATCTCTCTCAACCTTTCTGCATATATTATACTATAAATTTCAGAACTTTTCAAATTTTCACAGCGAAGAAATTCCAATTACATTATTATTAATTAACTTAATGAGTTTTACACCTATAGTGCCACGTGATTGAATAGGAATTTCGCTGTTTTTAATACGGATTTGCGTTGTATTTGAGTTAATAAGTATATCTGATTGTGTAACAATTGGAATAAAATCGCACATATTTTCTGCTTTCTGGATTTTTACGCCTTTGGTATTTGTACCAGTTACAGAAAATTCATTAATTGATGTTGACTTTCCATAGCCATCTGTAGAGATACTAAATAAATGTGTTGTGTTATTTGGTATTGTGCGCGCGGTCATAATTTCATCGCCAGCCGCCAACTTCATACCGATAATGCCTCGGGTCACACGACCAATAGATTTTATAGGTGAAGTTGCAACCATAATAAATTGGCCGCATTTTGACATAATACCAATCTTTTCATCTTCAAGAATAAGAATTGAAACGATTTCATCGTTAGTGTCAAGCTTTATAGCGAGCGCGCCAACATTGCGTTTCATGTTATACTCACTAAGTTTGCTCTTTTTTATAAGACCATTCTTAGTTACAAAGACAATGTTTTTCGCGGCATTATTAGGATTAATCCCGACTGCTGCTGTAAGAGTTTCATTATCTCCTATAGAAAAATAATTTGCCAAGTATTGCTTTTCTCCAACAGTAAACTCTCCCATCTTCATATGGTAATAATTTCCTTTATTGGTAAAGAACAAAATTGTCTCTGTGTTTTCACCAATTATATTATCTACCAAAATCTCATTTTTTTCAAGTTTCAGCTTGGTTCCAATTCCATTACGGCGCTGGGAGTAAAGGGAAGAAGTTTCTGTTACGAATACTGCACCTTTATTAGTAAAGGAAAGTGAAAGTTGTTTCTTTTCAGTTGGTTCATCTGATTCATTTTCAATATTAAGAATTTGAGTGCGGCGGGAATCTCCAAATTTCTGTGCAATTTCACGCCAACCATTTATAAGTTCTTGATTGAAAAGCTCTTCACTTTCAAGAATTGTGTGGATGCGCGCGGCTTCAACTTGGAGCTTTTCTTTTTCATCTTCGAGTTTCTTTACTTCAAGACTTGCTAAACGAGAAAGTTTCATATCCAGAACTGCTTTTGCTTGTTCATCGTCCAAAAGAAAACGATTTTGTAATTCTTTTGAAGCGGTCGCGGTAGACGTAGAAGTCTTAATTACTTTGACCACTTCATCAATATTTGCAATACAAATCAAAAGTCCATCAAGAATATGGATACGTTTTTCAATTTTTGCAAGATCAAATTCAAACCCACGTCGATATACAATCTTCTCGTGGTCAATATGAGCTTGAAGTGCGGCTTTCCAACCAAATACTTTTGGATAACGGCCATCATCAAGCATTGTCATATTTATACCAAAATAGCTTTGAAGTGAAGTATTTTTATATAAATATTTAAGAACTCGATCTGGGTTGGCTTTTTTAGTAAGATAAATCTTAATAAGCGGATCAACGCCAGTAAGATCATTAAAACGTTCAATGCCCGGATTATTTAATTCATCATTGAGGATCTCTTCTAATTCTCCACATATTGTGTTAGTATAGACGGAGTAAGGAATTTGAGATACAATAAAACATCTCTCGGTACTGTCCCATTCGATAACAGATCTAAGTTTGCATGCTGCCCCCTGACCGGTTTTGAGAGCTTCTTTGACTTCTCCTTCATTGAGAAGTAGCGCGCCCGTTGCAAAATCAGGTGCGCAGTAAATTTCATCGAATGTAGCATCTGGATTAAGGAGTAAAATTTCTAATGCATGGTTTACCTCCTTTATATTAAATTGTGGGATAGAACTGGCTGCGCCAATACCAATTCCCATAGTACCATTTACAATATTATAAAAGCCTTTTGTGGGAAGTACAGATGGATACTGCTCTGTATCATCATAGTTATCTCGCCATTCTTTAATAGTATTTTTATCAATATCATTAAAGAGTCGAACTGAAAATTCACTAAGACGGGATGCTGTATAACGAGGTGCTGCCCAGCTTCCGCTTGACATAAGGCTGCCTTCATTTCCTTCTACTTCAATAAGCGGATAGCGCATAGCAAAGGGTTGGCCCGCGCGCATAATAACTCCTTCACAAGAGCTGTCACCATGAATATACATGCGCGCTGCACTACCAATTGCTTTTAATGTTTTCTTAAATGGTTTTGAAGGAAGAAATTTATCAGTATAAAGACAATAAAAGATCTGCCGCGCCGATGGTTTAAGGCAATCTCGCACATCAACAAGAGCACGTGATTGTAAAACCGCGCCGCTATACTGAGTAAATGATTCTTGTATTACTTCTTTTAAATTACTCATGTATTAATCTCCATTTTCATTTTATATAAATATTATATCATAAAAATAGAAAGATGTCAAAATTTAATCTGGCATCTTTCTTTTCCTTCAAAATTATTTTCTTCAGTTAAGCATTTATTAAAATTTTCATGATTATGTCGAAAATCTTCAAAGTCAATTAAACAATTATTACATAAAGTAATTGGTTCACCAAATTGTCCTTCATAGATTTGTATAGATCCGCTATCACTTAATAAGAAAAAAGTTGTTTTATTGTTTGTTTTCCTACCACATCTATCACATACTTTTATATACATATTACTTCTCCATTTCAATATATTTAATTATTCTTTTTTCTATTTGGATTCTTTGTGGAATTAACCAAATATATTTGCATGAATTAGTCCAAAGAACCATTATTTTATTTTTTTACATGGAGCACACCCAGCACTTTCATGTACACCTTCATAATATCGACAATTACAACATATTTCTTCGGTAAGCATTTTATTCTCTAATCTCCGAAAAATCTATATGATTAAATATAAAATCACGTCGCGGCTCTACATCATTACCCATCAGTTCTTCTAACATCATCAAACTATTTGGATCTGGTTCAAGAATATCCATGCGTTGATATTCTGTTGTAAACATTGATTTATGCGCTTGCTCTACAGAGAGAGCGCCGAGTCCTTTTGCGCGTGTCACTTCACCTTTGAGCTTCCCACGTACCTTATTAAATTCTTCATTTGTAAAATAGTAGCTTTCATTCTTTCCATTCTTTACAATGTAAAGTGGGGAGCGAAGCCAACAAAGACGTTTTTCATTGAGAAATTCTGGTGCAAGGTAGCGAAGTGCGGCCATAATAAGAAGTCCGATATGATAGCCATCTGCATCTGCATCAGTACAGATTCCAATACGCCCATACCTAAGCTTAGATGCATTGTACTTTCCCGGCACAATATTCATCGCACTTAACAGCAATTTAATCTCTTCATTCTGGAAAATCTTCTCTTCCGGATGTGCCAAGCAATTCAAAATCTTTCCACGGATAGCTAGAATCCCATAATTCTTATAGTCGCGCGCCTTCGCAATACCACCAGCTGCGGAATCACCTTCGACAATCAACAACGTAGCATTTTGTCCAAGAAACTCAGCATCTTTTAATTTGTCTGATGCAAAGACTTTTTTCTTTTGATTTTTTTCGATGTCTTTTGTTGCATCAAGAACTTGTTTACGTGCGCGCTCGGCTGCAGCTTCTGCTTTAGCGATTTTCTTTAACAGTTCAACAATACTCTCAAATTCTTCAGTATACTTAACTTTCATTTGTTTTAGTGCGTTACTAAAACAATTTGATGCCATAGTACGAAGATTTGTATTGTTGATTTTTGATTTGGTTTGATTCGCAAATGAAGGCTGTGCAACTGAGCAGTTAATTACATAGAATAATCCACCACGAATTGCATCGCCATCAAAATTTTGTTTTGAAAGAGAATTAAATGTGCGAGTAATTGATGTTTTTGCACCAGTGATGGGGCTGCCGCCTTCTGGACAAAGCAAACCATTTACAAATACATATGACTGCTCTTTTCCGCTTCCCCACTGGAATGCAATTTCAAGCTTATCACCATTTGAATCAGTTACTGAATCGTAAATGATATGTTTATGAAGCGGCTTAGAATTATTATCTTTTACAAAATCAATAATTCCATTCTTTGCACAATAAGTCTGTACTTCTTTCGTATTTTCATTTGTAATAACAAAAGTAATACCACTATAAAGATAACTAATATTCTTTATATCTTCACAAATTTTTTTATATGAGTAACCGATTTCTCCAGTTTTAAATACTTCCGGATCTGGAATAAACCATACTCTTGTACCGTTTGGTTGACTAGTCAAATGAGAGTCACTATAATAGTCAAGATCTCCTTTTATAAAATGCGCGCGAGCTTCGATTCCATCACGGAAACTTTGGACTTGAAATTCAAGAGCACTCAAACATACACATTTAGCACCGATACCATTGAGGCCACTAGCATTTTTATATGCGCCTTCTTCAAACTTGCCGCCAGTATGAGATTTGGAATAAATAGATACAAGAACGTTTTCTCCATCTTCTCTTATTCCAAATGGTACGCCGCGTCCGTAATCTCGAATTGTAATTGCATTTTCTTTTTCATCAACATTGATTTCAATTTTATTACCAAAGCCAGCGATAGCTTCGTCAGTTGAATTATTTATAATTTCTTTAAATGCTTGATAAGTTCCTTCTAAATCATCTGATCCAAGATACATTTGTATACGAGATCTTACTCCTTCTTTAAAAGAAAGAGATTGAATTTCATTAATTCCGTAACTCATAATATCTCCTTTTTATCCATTATATAAATATTATATCATAAAATTATCGAGAAGTCAAATTCAACTTCTCGATACCTTATTATAATTATATAAATATTTTTACGATGGTTTTATTATATCATAAATTTATTTATATTTCAAATTTTTAATCATGGTAATTTTCCAGTTTGTTTAAATACTGCTAAATAGTTTTCCGTGCCTGAAGCATTGGCGCATCCAGCACAAAAAATATCAGTATAAAGTCTTGGATATACTCCAGTTCCATCTAATATATATCCGCCAGGAGAAACTTTAACTCTACATACCTATATACATTTATATGCTATTGTTCCAGATTTTGTTACTAAAAAGGCTAAATCATCCGGATGAACTTTCCATAGTTCCCAAACGCCCTTGCCATTATTACTGATTGAATCTGCATGATCTGCGATAACTCGTCCAACACCAAATTTATAGATTGCCGCAGAGTTTTCTTTATCTACATTTTTCTATGCAGTTAATTTATTACTTTCATAAACTGGTATAACAACGTTTAATTCTGGAATTTGCCAAACTCCATATGCACCTTCTGGAATTGTACATTTTTGTGGAATAGCAAATTTTGACATATTCATAATATCACTTCCTTTCTATCGTTATAAATAAGTAGTAAAATAAATAAAGAATTATATAATTTGTACTATTTTAAAATTTATGTTATTATATAATAAAGGAAGTGATAAAATGTTTAAAGTAAAGAAAATTAAAACAGATGAAATAGTTCAAGTTTTGGATACATATTGTGATGAATATGGAAAGACTTGGTTTTTGTTATGGGTTGGCGATAAATGGGGATGGCGCGCGGCTGATGATTTTGTACCACCAAATTATATTGTAAAGAAGAAAGTAATAGTTGCTGGAAGTAGAACATTTAACGATTATCAATTGTTAAAAGAAGTATTAGATAAAGAAAAAGATCAAATTAGTGAGGTTGTTTGCGGTGAAGCGCAGGGCGCTGATTCGTTGGGGAAACTCTGGGCCACACGAAATAATATTCCAGTTAAAAGTTTTCCGGCTGATTGGTTACACCATGGCGCGGCCGGGGATACATACGAAATCATCAAATGGGAGATTATGCTGATAAATTAATTGCTTTTTGGGATTGTCAAAGTAAAGGGACTAAAGATATGATGGATTATATGGATAAACTAAAGAAACCAGTGGTAGTTATTCGATATTAAAGCGAGGGTATTAACCCTCGCTAGAAAATTTATTTGATAAATCAGTGATGACTTTTGCCAATTTTTTATTCTATTCTTTTAACATCTCAATTTCTTCTCGAAGTAATTGAGCGGTTGTTTTAACAATTGGAGCACCTTCATTTGGTGGCACATCCTCAGCAATTATTTCTTCATAAAGACTTGTGTCACCTGGCGCGCTATCATCATCTAAAACATTTTTTAATTGTAAATATGTAGCTTCATCAATTTCTTCAAGTGTTACAGATCCAGCAATACGTTCAGCTTCTGGAGGAAATTCTTTCCATCCTTCTACTTGATAATACTTTCCAGATCTTTCACAAATTATGCCCATTGCTTCTGGTCCATATAAACACCCTATTACCATTTGGCTGGCTGGTACATAACGGCAGCAATCAAGTGGAGATTCAGCTACATCTATTATTGCGTCATTAAATATAACTTTATAATACATAATATCCTCCTTTAGGGATCTAATCCCTAATTAAATTAGGGATTAGATTTTTATTAGATGCAGAAACATGGAATAATATACATTGATCCGCTAGACCAGCTATTAGATCCATAATAAGTAACATAAATATAAGAAGTAGAGTTTCCACTATATGGTGATCTAGTCCACCAGTTACTCGTAGATCCAGTATTATTATATAATCTTTTTATTCTAGAATTAGAATCAGTGAAATAAGCTAAACGCCTACTTGTTGCTTCAGAATCAATTTCATTAATATATGGAACTTCAGTAGTATAGAAACCAACTTCAGTTGCTGAAGGTAAGAAAATGTAGTCATCAGAAGAAACAATAGATGGTAATTGTCCACCTTTAGAACTTAATACTTCAACTTTTTTCATAAGTGATTTCCAAAATGGTGGCAAACTTGGGAACCAAGTATTATTAAGCCAGTTCCTTAAAGTATTATCAGGCCAACCATTAGTATTGTAACTACCTATTGAACGAGTCTAGTTTAATAAACCAATACTTGCCCATGTAGTATTAGCAAAAGAACTAGTGCCACTAACTTTAAAGTGATTACTATAATCTGCTAATACAAAGTCAATATTTTCATCGCTGACGATTATTGATGTAGCAGTAGATTCACGTGGTATCATTCTGATTTTAGTACCTATATTAAAGTAATTTGCCGCATTACCAGTAAGAAGGATACCAGCAAATTCAGCCTAAGTATAAGCAGCAGTTAATGAACTATCATCAGAATATGCATAATTATTATAATCTGCTAAATTCTTTTTCGTTGAAGGAAGCATTGGAGTAATAAATGTAGGGCTGATGTTCATATCAGACACAACATCGTCTGCCATTTGACTCCATCCGGTCCATACACGACCTGTTATTTCAACAACTACGCCTTTAAAACTTGCACTACCGTGGGCTTTGACACGATAACTTTCAAGTACCTGTCCTTCAACATCATTATAGTTTACTGTGTAATATCTATCTTGCTGAGTAAAAGTAGCAATAACAGTTGTATTATTAATAATATAACTAAAGTCTTTATCCCATCCAGAGAATGTATATGTATATTCAACTGTTGAATCTTTAGTAGGTGTGTTACATAATCTATTGGAAACTGGTTCCAATGCTTCTTGACCTGCTTCAACAATTTGAGTATTTAATGCATTTCCATCATCATCCATGAATGTTACTGCATATTCAGGAGCAATTGTTTCATAAGTAAATGTAACATTTGGAAATTTGGAGACTAAATCATTATATTTAACAGTACCAATTGTAATAAAATTAGTATTACCTTTTACAATTGAATGCGTTGTAACTGAATTATCATCATCAATGCCGCCAATTCCATACAATCTCATAAATGTACGATAAGCAGTACTTGGAACAGTCCAATCAATACCAATTAATCTAGCTTCTTGTAAGTTAGTTGCAGAATTAACCATCTAATAACTCTAAGAAGCTGAACTATAACAATCTTCAATAACTAAAGTAGATAATGAATCGTAAGATTGCATCTCAAATGTTTCAAGGAATGTTAATCCTTTCATAGTTAATGAAGTAAGAGCATTTAATTTAGCTTCTTGAAGGCGTCCATTTGTAGCAAATGCTAAACCAGTTACACCAGAGTTCATTGTATAGATCTTTTTTAAGTATAAGTTTTTCGTTAAATCAAAAGATCTGGTTGCATTGACAAGTCCGCCCATATTTAACTCTTCTAATTTTTTACAGTTATCAAAAGAGGCAGTTGTAAAGTTAGTATTATAATAACCGGGAGTATCGCTACCAATTAATAATTTTCTAACTCTCTTTAATGCGCTTGCATTAAATTCACCAAGATATAATGGTGACATATCACCGATCTCTTGGATCCATTCGGCGCTGTAAATCCAAATAGGAGTGTCACCAAGAGTTGCGGCCAAGTCTATAACGACTTCTTCACCAGCATCCGCGCGCTATATGAAGTTCTGAGGGCCAACATTTATAGTAACAAATATATTGGTATATGGTTTAATTCTGAAAATACCAGATGGTTGAACAGTAGAGATTGCTTGCCAGTTTTCTGGAGAGTATCCACGGAAAATGGCTCGATCACTTGACGCGCCATTGGCAATAAAGTAACTATCAACTAAAGCCTTTTGGAATTTAAGTGCTTTACGAATATGAAGTCTTAATTTACCAGTAGCTCTTTCTAAGTAGTCAGAGTTACCTAAATTTTCAAGAACTCGAATGCCATTGTGCTCTGCATCTTCTAACCAAAGAGCTTCACAGAAAGCATTCTGACTTTCATCACAATAATTGAGACAAGCTGTACTATTCCATGCACCTTTACTTTCCATAGCGATATAGTTAGCTTGAATTTGTGACATATTGTTTTCTCTTAATGAGGAGAACAATGCACTTGTCGCGCCGTTATAAACATAACTAGTACCAATCATATCGTAGTCCAAGTAACCAGGTTCAATATCGACATAACCTTCATTATTTCTACAAAGTCCAGTATCATTATCCCAGTTAAACCAGAGGCCCCATTTTTGCTTAGTTGTATTGTATGACCAGAACATATTTTTGGCACGGTTATCACGAAGTAAGAAGAATAAAGTAATGTTATAGTGCCAATATAGAGTATCCATATCAAAATAGTTAGCACATTCTGCTTTCCATTTTGCCTTTCTATATGCGGCGCTATCCGTATTAAAGCTTTGTCCATTGATTACAATTGGAGCAGGAAGTAATTCATCTGTTGCAGTGGTATAGTCTGTTTCTTTAACAAAGGTTAAAACTTGTTGCCATAAAGCTTTAGCTTGTTCTTCTGTATATACGTCTTCGTCTAAATAACGGAACTCAAAACTTCCATCGAAGTTGCTACCGCTAATATCATCGCTCTTCCAAAGTTCAAGTGGAGTAATATTATCTTTTACTTCAATAACAATTGGGTCATAGTCAAAGACTTCTGCGGCTTTCTTATTAGAACAAAGATTACCTAATCCATAGAAAACTGTTTCATTTGGTTCAACCCAATCTGGCCAGATTTGGACTCTTTGATTGCTTGTATTATGGAAGAATACAACACACATTGCAGATTCAAGACAATCTCTAATGCGTTTATCAAGACGTCTTGCTTCACGAATAGATGGTTGATAATCATTATACCACTTTGCGCACAATCTATTAATAATATGGTCTTGAGAAGCAACATTCTTTTTCCAAGTAAGTAATTTAGTTGGAATACTATTTGTTCTTCCATTCATTGCATAACCATCTGTTAACTCAGTTGAACTAATTGTTCCATCATCATTAACAAGATGGATATTTGATAACTCAAAGTCTAAGTTTGCGCCAGCAAATTTAACATATGATTGAGAAGAAGTACCTTGAACTTTCATGACCATGTCAGCGTGGAAATTATGTTCGGCACCACCAGCTAAGTAAGTATGATCAATAGTACCTGTAACTCCATCCTTTTTGGTTTCTGTCATTCTTTCAGCATTTACAATTATAATATGTGCATTTGGATTCATTTGGCGAACCAAATCAACACTTATTTTTCCAGTAGAATCATATACACTATTACGAGTTTGTCTATTTAAGATTTCTCCACCGTCGGCGCCATCGCAAATATAATTTGCTAAAATTTCTTGATCTGTGAGGTCACGACTGTATCCACGGATTAAATAAATATCAACTTCTGCGTCGTCAGAACCAAAGATAATTGGATTAGTATGAGTGAAGTTTTCACTTTCACTTGCATATTGAATAAAACTAAATGTACTGCAACTTTCATACATGTACATTAATGCATCATCGGTTCTTTGCTGGATATTTATGTCTAATTCAACTTTTTCGTCTTCACATGTACTCAGAGAAATTTCAGTCTGGTTGCCGCGAAGGTATGCATTATTAGCTAAGGCACGGAAACCAATGTTGTTATTATTAGACATACAAGAAATACCAGTTGTACTCTTTAATGAACTATCACGAATTGCATAAATAATTTTCAATTCAAGTCCAGTATTTCTAACTTCTCTATTAAATGGTGTATAATTAAGTGTTAAACGGTCGCCCGCAGTAACACGTATACATCTAACTCCATCGTCATCTAAAACAATACCACCATTAATTAAGTCAAAGTTATCGGATAAAGTGAATGAGTAGGTATTATTATATGACCAAGTAGTAATATCAGAAATAACGGCTGGATCAACTTTAATCTGTAATCCATCTGTAATTTCTGTTGCATCAGTTTGAATTGCTGTAACAGTTACAGTTTTAAGCTCTACTTGATTAAGACATCTAATTGATAAAGTAATACTTCCAGAAATTGCTGGACGATAACTCCAAACATGAGAAGACTGGTCAACATTATCAGTTGCAATTACTTCATTATTCACGGAGAATTGAATTGCGGCGGGGTTATTAAGTGGATCAACCACTAAATAATTAATGCGCGCGGTTGTATATTGTTGTAAATCTTCAGACGGCCAATTGACTGCAATAACTGGAGTAGTTTGACCAGTAACTATTTGAGCAACTGTTGCATATAAGTGATTAGATTCAATTTCTGAACCATTAACAGTCATTTTACCATATACTTCAATAGTGTGCGCGCCGTGAGACAGATTTGAAATTGTCTTAGATAAGCGGCGGCCAGATGTAGTAACTAAATCTGGATCACCGGATAAAGTACCGTCAACATAGGTATAAATTGTTTTATTACCTGATCCAACTGGAGTAATGTTAAAGCTTAAAGTAGAATTAGTATTCTTACTAACATCTTGTAAGCTCCATTCTAAGTTGAAGGTTTCAATTGTAATTGAATAAGTACGAGTTTTAGAAAGACCATATGAGTCAGTAATACTTAATTTAACCGTATTATTACCAGGTACTAAGTATTCAAATACATCAACGGTTCTGTCACCTTGCGCTATTTGGAGGTTGGCACGGACTGTATTACCAACAGTAATTGTTAAATAACCATCACCAGTTGCAATTGAAGTTTCAGTATCAACTGAAGTAAACTTAAATGAAATTGGCGCTGTACCAGCAGATTCAATAATTGAAAGATTGGTTGCTGTATAGCTTGCAAAAGTTAAACGTGAACCACTATCTGAACCACCAGTGCCGCCCGCGACATAGAATGGTGTGAAGTCTTCACTTGATAAATCTTCACCATCTAAAGTTAAATGGATATATCCATTTTCATCTTGATAACCACTATCGAAGGCCATGCCAGCATCTAAATTTTCAAGCTAACTATTTATAGTATCAATATCGGCGTCAAGATTATCTAAAATAACGTTAGTTGTATCTTCAAATGACTCTAAATTATCAAGTCTACTATCAACTGTAGTAAATTTTTGATTAGCTGTAATTTTAAAACTTTTTAAATCAGTAATATCTGAATTCATAGTTTCAAAATTACTCAAATTTTCTTCAGTGGTTTCTTTGAAGTCTTCTAATGTATCAATACGGCCATCAAGTGATGTTAATTCAGAAGTTGTACTTGTTTTAAAAGCTTTTAATGTATTTACATCAGTATTTAAAGTAGATAAATTTGTTTCGGCTGTGTCTTGGAAAGTTTCTAAGTCATCAGCGCGGCCTTCTAATGAAGTTAATTTACCTTCAGCTGTAGTTTTAAAAGTTTCTAAAGTTTCAACAGATGATTGTAATGATTCAATATCTTCGCCGTGTGTTTGAGAAGCAGTTTTTAATACATCAAGATCTGAATCAATAATAGTCAAATTACTATCTATTCCATCTATTCTTGTATCAACAGCTGTATCTAAAGCATGAATCGCGTCACCAACTGCTTTTGCGTCTGCGGGCTGTCCTTGAATTGAGAGAGTATTATCAAGTTCTATATTTAAATTATCTAAGTTATATAAGATTTTACTCAGTTCTGTACCAACAGTTAATTTTGTCCATTTGCTACTGTCCCAGGCTTCGCCAGTTGTAGTAATAGCTGTTTTACAAACATAGAAGTTACCATCATACATAACATAATCGCCAACAGCATATTTCTTTGTAGTTAAAAATTCTGCGGCGATATTTACGTCTTGATAACCAACAGTTCCAGCATTACTAGTTCTAAATCCTTTTATGGTTGACATATCAGCCCTCCTTTGTAATAAAAATATCATACTATGTAGTATGAACAAATAGCTCTCTCTTTATAAAAAGTGGCACATGATCTGTTTTAGTATAACTTTTTAGTGTTTGCTTATTATCAAATACTGGTTATTAAAAAGTTATACTAAAGTAGAGTCATGTGCTACTTTTCTTAAGAAGGAATTTATATTTTAAGGTGGTGTATTATGACTTATACACAAGATGTAACTCTTGATTTAAATTCAAATTCCGCTTATACAGTTGTTAATGCGAAATAGGGAGATGTAGATTCTCGTATTTTGCATGTTTATTATACGAAAGATGGCGAGTAGTATCAAGTAAGTACTGCAAATAGCGTCGCGCTTCGTTTGCGGAAGCCAGATATGAAATTAGTTTTTAATAATGGAACAATTAATAGTGATGGTACAGTTGATGTAACGTTAACTCAACAATGTTTAACTGCGGCCGGCCGTGCTTATGCGGACTTAGTTGAATTTAGTTCTACTGGTTAGATGCTATCAACTGTTTCTTTTATTATTAATATTATGGCTTCACCAAATGTTATGGGTGGCGAAGCTCTTTCATCTGATGAATTTTTATATTTGAAATCCTTTATTGATAGAGGAAATCAAGTTATTGATGAAGCAAAATCATGGGCAACCGCAGCAGAAAACAATAAGAATTAGATTGCTAATATGACTGCTTCTATTGAAATGGTAAGTACTGATGCAAGTCCAGAAGTTATAAAAACTACTACTTCTACTGCGTTTAACTTACATTTTAAAATTCCTCAGTCTTACGCGGCTTATATTACTTTTGATATAGATTATACTACTGGTAATCTTTATATGTTTAAGCCAACTGTTGGTTGGATAACTGATGAAGTTAGCTTTGATTTAAATGAAGAAACTGGTAATTTGGAGGTCGTGTTTGACGATGGTGAGTAAACAGTCTTTGGGTAAAGTAGCAATTATACCCAAAGGTGAGTATAACTCTGCTACTGAATACCAATTATATGATTTAGTTAGTTATCAAGGAAATTCGTATTTAGCAATAAGAGATAAAATTAGGGGAATTCGTCCTACTAGTTCTTATTATTGGTAGTTACTTGCGGCTGGCGGTGGCGGATCTCCAATTCTTGGTGAAGATTCGATTTTGTCTTGGACAAGCTAATGGAGATGTAGTATGATAAATAGTTTTAGTTATTATACGAATTATAAGGCGGGCGCAGTTGTAAAGTATAATAATAGAGTATTTTAGGCTTTAGTTGATACCGTTAATCGTTATCCATAGAACAGTGAAAGTGATAATGAATATTGGTAGTATATACCGCCTGCTGGAAGAATTTTCTTTATAAATAGTGGAACCTATAATAATAATACAACTTATAGTGTACTGGATGTAGTAACTAGAAATGGTAAAAGATATATTGCTAAACAAACTACGAGAGGTAATTTACCTGCTGATGATGGTGATACTGATTATTGGCAAATGATTGCTGAATCTGGTAACTATAGAGCTGTACTTGATAGTGATGGGATTCTAAATTAAGGAGGATATAAAATGGCTGATGATGTGAAGAAACCAATAGGCCGCGTAAGTATAGTGCCTAGAGGTCCATACGACGCTAATTTATTCTATAACAGACTTGATGTTGTTATGTATAATGGAAATGCGTATATAGCCAAAAAAGATGCGCCAGTTGGTACTTCGATTACTAATACAGAGTACTGGATGGAAATGGCTTCGCATGGTACTCCTTCTGATTAGCAAGTCGCAGATGCAGTTAGTGTCTGGGCTTTAGAAAATATTGATACAACTAGTGGTTATGTTATTGATAATACTTTAAAGATAGCAAATTTCGCGGCTGATGCAAAAGCGGTTGGTGATTTATGGGATCGTTTTGAATTAGAACGCGGGAATGAGCTTGATAATTTTAATACATAGAAACAATAGGAAATAGCAGATTTTAATGCATAGAAAGCAGAAGAATTTGAAAATTTGGTGTTGGTATAGAGTACTGAACCAGATGAAGATTTAAATAAAATTTGGGTTTAGCCAAATAATAACGATAGCGTAGTTATTCCTGAATTATCTGATATTGAATTAATGGTGGCAAATATATTTGCGCCAGCATTTGATAGTATTTAGGGAACTTATAGCATTGGCGATTATGTAACTAGAAATAGAATGTTATATAAAGCAATAGTGGATATTGATTAGGCTGGAGAATGGGATTCGACAGAATGGCTTGCTGTTAATTTTAGTGATGAATTGAAGGGGTTAATTCGTAGAATATCTGCTTTAGAATAGCCTGTATTTCCAAATCCCTAAGGAGTAAGAAGGAGGTAATATATGGCAATTTCTTTATAGCCAAATGTATGGCATGTAAAAAATTCTGAAGGAGATTATTTATCTTCTGCGATTTTAAGTACGACCTTGCCGCAAGAAGCAGATGCAATTTTATAGAGAGTACGAAGTGCATTAAATACTGAAGAAATTAATGCTAATACTTTTAAAGAAGGTTTTAGTGATGATTTAGACAGTTTAATAAGTGATGCTCGTGGTACTTTGGATTAGATGCTGGAAGATTAGGAATAGTTGATTAGTGATATTCGTAGTACAGCATAGGCAAAAGCAGATGCTTAGAGCGCGGCTGCGGCTGCTGCACAGTCAGCTACTAACGCAAGTGGAAGTGCAGCTGCGGCCGCCGGCAGTGCAAGTGATGCTTCAGATAGTGCTAATGCGGCTGGTCAAAGTGCAAGTGCCGCGTCCCAATCTGCTACTAACGCAAGTAACAGTGCAACCGCGGCTGCTGGTAGTGCAACTGCGGCAAGTAATAGCGCTACGGCAGCAGCAGGAAGTGCAAGTGATGCGCACACTGTGTTAAATTCAATTCCAAGTGATTATAGTGATCTTTCAGATGATGTTGATTAGTTAAAAATTGATCTTAACGATATCCGTTCTCTCATAACATCCATCGAACCCACTTCAACCGCATCTAAAAACTATGCAATTGGAGATGTACTTCTCTACAATAATAAACTTTACGTAACAACATCTGTTATTACAACTGGTGCTACATTAACTCCAGGCACCAATATAATAGAAACTACAGTCATTGCGAGATTACTTGATCTTGAAACACGTCTTAAATCTGGCACTTTAGATAATGCCGATTTACATCTTGGACTTTATGTAGATAGTGATGGTGATATTTCACAAGTTGATAATTAATAATTGGAGGACAATTAATGAGTAAATTAGCAACAGAAGATACTCTGCGTGAAGGCGTAGATATGTTAAGTATGTTTGTTCGTCATGAAATGGATTATTTTCATGACTATCGAACAATTCTTGATATAGTCGAAGCCGGCATGGCAGAAAAATATTTCAATATCGGTGACCAAATTCCAGTTACTTGGAATAACGGAACAACCGATTATGACGATCCATGGGATGTAGTCGATTTTAGAAATGTTGTGAATGCAAAAGGAAATACAGTTCCTGCTATGATTCTTCAACAACATTGGGTACTTCCCGGGATTCAATTTGATGCATCAGAAGCAATTTATGTTGCATCAGAAGCATTGCCCGCGGCCACCTATAATTTTACTATCGGTACTACTTGGGGATCTAATTGCACAGCTGGAAAAGTATATCAGTTTACCACTACTGAAACAATTCCTGTTGGTGGACAAATAGTAGTTGGTAGAAATAATGAGTTTTATACTTGGGGTGCGCCAGATCAAAGTCCAGCTAATTGGCGTGTTCATACATATAGTTCAAATACTTCTTTAACGCCGCTTGAATAGAATTTAACTCTTACAGAAGGTTCAGAAGGAACTAGTCTTGGTTCTCTTGCTTCAAATGTGAAGTATGGAACAAGTGGAATTAATAACTTACAACGTGCCGCATATGGATATAATAGATGGTCTATGAGTGGTGTGCGGCAATATTTAAATAGTGATTTGGCTGCGAATACGTGGTGGGAACCACAACATCCATTTGACAGACCACCTCAACAATTATCTACTACCCGTGGCTTTATGGCCGGCCTACCAAATGATTTCTTAAATATCGTGGCTCCTATTCGGATTACTACAGCATTAAATACTGTAAGTGATAGTGATATTGGTACTACAGAAGTTACTACTGATAAATTCTGGCTTCCTTCGTTGGAAGAAGAATATTGCGCGCCACAGTTAGCCAATGTTGAAGGTCCTTATTTTGAATATTGGAAAGAAAGACTTGGGCTGAATGCGCCACAAGGTTCTGGTGGTACGAATGCTAACGCGAACCATATTAGATATTTAATTAGTAATCATACTTCAGCTCAGAGCGTCCGTCTCCGATCTGCGAGTCGTGGCCACGCGGTTAATACGTGGAATGTGCGCGCCGCGGGCTACGTGAGCTACGGCAACGCGGCGACCGCGTCTGCTCTGGCGCCGGCTTGTGCCATTTGTTCGCAAAAGTAAGGGCGTCTAATTACTATTATGTCGGTAGCAAAAGATAAGCGCGGCGTTGGCCGTCTTGCAGTTAATACAACCGCAAGAGGCATTTGTCTGCATATTTTGAAAATTACGGAAAACAAGAAAAAATTTCCAGAGGCTCATGCGGATTTAGTGGCAACACTACGACGCATGGCCCTGGAAATTGATCTGAAATGTTGGCGAGCAACAAATATTGTAGTTGATAATTCAGAAAGACTTTACCAAACACGTCTTCAACTTGAATGGGAGGCCGCGGTAAGGTGTACTGATATTATAGAGCTTATTAATATAATGAAACCAATTATTCATATGGATAATAAACGGTATTTATTTATTAGTGAGTAGTATGCTAATTTACGTACTCTTATTTGGAAATAGTTTAATTCTGATAGTGTACGTTTAGCACCTAAATAATTTTATATTTGGGGATGTAAGTTAAACCTCAGAACGTCCGTCTACGATCTGCGAATCGTGGCAACACGAATAATACGTGGAATGTGAACACCACGGGCAACGTGAACAACAACAACGCGACGAACGCGAATGCTCTGGCGCCGAATTGTGTCTAAAACGTTGGCACTATGAATTGGCTTATCCGTAGGATAAGCAGCGAACAAACAAGGCACAAGCGAACTGAGTTCCCCGGTCTATTAGAGATCAAAACAATACTGTTGTGATACTAACGACTTCCATAAGCCGGCTTAGTTATACACACAACGGAGATTTTAAAAGATATGAATAATATAGAATAGAGTGTTATTAGTTTTGATGCACTTTATGAATCCATGATGAAATGTAAAAAAGGAGTGCTTTGGAAAGATAGCGTTGCAAGTTTTTATTTGCGCGCTGGCGAAAAACTTATGCATTTAAGTAAACAATTACAAGATGGTACTTATAAAGCTAAACCGCCGGTACATTTTATGGTGACTTCTCCAAAGCCTCGTGAAATAGCTTCAATTGCCTTTCGGGATCGTATTTATCAAAGAAGTTTAAATGATAATATTGTTTATCCAGTAATGGTTAAAAGTTTTGTTTATGATAATTTTGCATGTTAGAAAGAAAAGGGTACTGATGCCGCTCGTGAGAGGCTTATAAAATTTCTTAGACAGTATTATCATAAATATAAAAATAATGGATATGTCTGTCAATTTGATATAAAAGGTTATTATCCTAATATGGATCATGGAATGACAGAAGAAGCTTTTCAAAAGAAATTAGATCCTTGGACATTTAGTCGAGTTAAACATATTCTCAGAGAACAATATGAAGGTACTAAGGGTTATAATCCTGGCAGTCAACTTGTTCAAATAGCTGGAATTACTGTATTAGATGGTATGGATCATTTTATAAAAGAACAGTTACACGTTAAATATTATATTCGTTATATGGATGATTTTATTTTAATACATTCAGATAAAGCGTTTTTAGAATACGCAAAAGAAGAAATCATTAATTATTTATCGAATTTAAAATTTGAGGTAAATCAGAAGAAAACAAAAATTTTTCCATTAAAAAATGGAATTGATTTTTTAGGATTTAAGTTCACCCTCACTAAAACAGGGAAAGTTTTAATGTAGATAAGATCTGAAAATGTTAAACGTGAACGTAGAAAATTGTACAGATTAGTACGAAAAAGTCAACGGGGTGAGTTGCCACGATCCTCCGTTGATGAATCCTATAAAGCATGGAGAACTCATGCTTCAAAAGGAAATAATCACAAATTAATTAAGCGAATGGATATATATTATAAATCTTTATGGACGGAGGAAATCAATAATGATATCTCTAAATAGAAGGGCACTTACCCCAAAACAACAAGCTGAGCTTGATAATGCTGTAGCCGCAGCAGTAAGAAATAACGATTTAATTGAGTATTTAGCTATGATGTTAGATATAAATATTCCAATTGATGAGGAGAATGAAAGTGATGAGTAAAAAGTTTAATTTTGTTAAAAATGCTTACGAAAGAGGAACTTGGAATAAAACCATGGTAGGTGACGCTGTAGTAAAGCAGTGGATTACTCCAGAAGAGTATGAAATTATTACTGGTGAAATTTATAATTAATTAAAGGAGAATAATTATGACTCAGTTTTATATAGTTGAAGTTCAACAGTATGCCAATGGAGATTTTGGTCATATTGTACATTTTGCTTATGATGAAGATCCTGATGCGGCTCGTCTTAAAGGCGAGAGTAAATATTATGAAGTTCTCGCGGCCGCGGCAGTGAGTCAACTTCCAACACATAGTGCTATTATGTTTAGTACAGAAGGGTATCCTATATTGCATCAATGTTATAAACATACGGTTATCCCAGAAGTAACCCCTATGCCAGAACCAGAGGAAAATACTGAAAATTAAAATATGTAAAAAATTGTACTGATTATAATCTATTTTTACTTTATAAATGAGAGAAATGAAATAATCTTAAGTGGTGTGATTTTTCACAAAAGGAGTAATTATGGCTTATAATTCAAATAATTTAAATTCGCTTTAGCAACAGATTTCGAGCCTATAGCAACAATATGCGCAATTTCTTGGTTAGTCGTAGCCAATTATACAACAGCCGGCCGCGCCTCAATCTGTTCCAATACAAGTTCCAATACCGTCAAGACAAGTTCAATATGTCGAAGGTATTCAAGGAGCAAAACTTTATCAAGATAATCTTCCAGTAAATAGTTCGGAAATTATTATGGATAAAGATGAAAATATCTTCTATATGGTGTCAAAAGATGCGAATGGAACTCCATCAAAACATATAGTTAGATGTCGTTTTGAAATCGAAGAAATTCAAGAAGAAGAACCAGCATTTTTAACACGTAAAGATTTTGATGAGTTTAAAGAAGAAATTCGCAAAATGTTTGCTAGCTCTTAGTCAACACAAAAATAGATAACACTTAGTTCTGGTGCTAAAAAGGAGTAAAAGGAGGTAAATATGAATAGTTTATTTGGTGGATTTGGTAATATGTTTATGAATATGGCACGTGGCCAATAGGCCGCACTAAAAATGGTTCCATAGACTGCGCAGCCTCAAATGCCAAATATTTTAATGCAAGCTATGGGAGCGGCACTTCGTGGAGAAGACCCACATACTTTTATACAAAATTTAGCTAACCAACATCCACAATTACGGTAGTATGATCTTTCTAATCTCCAATAGACAGCATAGCAAGTATGTCAGCAAAATGGTGTTGATATGCAATAGGCAATAAATTAGTTAGATAATATTACCAGCTCAATAGTGTAATCATCATATTTATTCATGTTCCCTGTTGGATAAATATGTTGAAATTTATATATATAGGAGAATTATGCTATGAATGGTACTTCTACAAGTTCCTTTTTCGGTTCTGATTGGCTCGGTGCCTTCTTAATCATCGCAGTGTTGTTTGGTGGTTTTGGTGGCTTTGGCTTTAATCGTGGAGGAGAAAACGTGGCAACAGTTGAATATGTTCAGAGTGCGATCAATAATCAATCCACTCAAGAAGGTCTCCGTGATGTGCTGCTTTCTTCAGCAAATAACAATTATGAGACTGCTCAGTTAATTAACGGCCAGACCAATACTCTTCAGCAACAGAATTATGCTAATCAAATCAATGTTGTGCAAGGCTTTAATGCTATTCAGCAAGCTATTGCTCAGCTTGGTTATCAGATGGATTCTTGCTGCTGCTCTATTAAGACTCAGATGCTTCAAGACAAGTATGAAGCTCTTGAAAATCAGTATCGCACTGCACAGAATGATCTGTCCAATGCTGCTCAGAGTCAGTATATTCTTAACGCACTTGGCCGCTTTGTGGCATATCCACCGGCCGCAGCTACAATCGCTACTCAGGGTTAATACTGGTAGAGATTTAAAGCGGGTAAGTAATTACCCGCTCTTTTTATATTATGAATATGGAGGCCTTGAGAATTGAAAATAATTAAATGTTTAAGTGATTTTATTCACGAAGAAATTCATGATGCAGAAAAATACATAAAGAAAGCTCTGGCTATTCGTGAAGAATATCCAGAAGCCGCAGAAGTTCTTAATTTACTTTCAACTGAAGAGTTAAAGCATATGCAAATGTTACACAACCAAGTTGTTAAAATCATTGAGAATTATCGAAAAGAAAAGGGCGAACCACCCGCCGCGATGCTTGCGGTATATGATTATCTGCATGAAAAATTTATTGAAGAAACAAAAGAAGTAAGATTACTTCAATAGATGTATATGGAGAAATAAAAAATGCCTGGACTAATCCAGGCGTTATTATTATGGGTTTATTTAGTTAATAAATTTATCAATTAAACTACTTAAAGTCTCATAATAATTTGTGGCATCAGAAGCATTAGTAGAAGCTGTAGATGCATTTTGAGTAGGAATTTTGATGGTTTTGTGATATGAACCATATTTGTTGCAAAATTCCATCAGAGCATCTTCATATTCTTTATAAGCTTTCTTATATGCTTCAAAAGCATACTCGACCTTGTCCGCATCTTTCTTGCGGGCGGCCGCCTTGTTAGTAGTTTCAAGCTCTGCTTTCTTCAGATCTTCCACATTGTCATAAAGTTTCTTTGTAATTTCGCTATAATATTTCATTATAAATATCTCCTATTATATTTATTTGTAGTTCCTATCCTACGAAATATATTATAACAGAAAATTTTTAAAAAGTCAAATTTTAATTAGTTACTTGAGTATAAGATAACATAATCCAATTACCATTCTCAAGTTGTCCCCAACCATTTGCCTCATCAACGATCGTATAATATCCTTTATCGCGAATAAGGCCAGCAACTTCAGCTTGGAGATTAGGGGCTTTGCGCATACGTAAAGATGGATGTGTTACTTTAACCTTATAACTTTTTTCGGTTTTTACTTCTGGTTCAGTAACAATTGGCGTTCCAATTGGTGTATCCATATAGTTATTTAAATAATCCATAGGTTTATCCTCCGTTTTTTGTCTTTGCCTTCTGCTCAAATTAATCACCTCTTCTATATGAAGTAAATAATATTTGATCTGTTATCTAAAAACTTGATTTCTTTTAAGAAATATGGTATAATATAATAAAAGATAGAAATAGATAGGAGGCGCATTATGCCAGTAAATGAAAATTTAGACTTATTTGATTAGATAAGTACGATGGCAGTACGATGGCTTGTATGGAATTCTAAAGAGCGAAAACAACCACTTGGAATTAAAGAGTTTAGTAGGAAAGATAAAACACATCTTTGGCTTTTACGAGTTATGAATGTCTTTAGTGTTGCGGCCGGATATGAAGATTTCTATTTAGATTGTTCTTGGATTGATTTTCTTTATGTTAGATATATAATGAAAATGAACCATGTAAAGAAGATGAATGGAAAAGTTGATGCTTTTTTAATTGAACCGAAGTTGTTTGCAAAAGAAGTTTGTCGTTATTTTGCAAAAGAAGAAAAAATTGTTGAAGATATTTATGATGAATATTGGGAGTAAGTAAAGATGGTTGAAGTAGGAATTCCCATATATAAAGCGAAAGAAACTTTATCTGATGCTTTAGATTCTCTTGTGTCATAGACTTATAAAAAGTTTTTTGTTTGTTTGTCTATTGATGGTGATGGAGAAGATTATACTGATATAATTAATACATATAGGGCGCGAGGGCTTAAAATTCGTGTAATAAATGGTAAGATTAATGGTGGTCCTGGAATTGCACGTCAAAGAGTTTTAGATACAACACAAGCAAGTCATTTAATGTATTTAGATGCAGATGATATGCTTATGCCGCGCGCAGTTGAAGTTTTATATGAATATGCGAAAGCACATGATTATGATATATTGCGATCAAGTTTTATTCGAGAAAATAGAAATATTGAAGATCGTTTTATGTCAGCAGATGATAATTTAATAACTTGGTTTCATGGAAAAATTTATAAGGTGCAATATTTAAGAGACAAGAATATTCATTTTTTGCCTGAGCTTTGGACAGATGAAGATGCTTATTTTAATGCAGTTGCATGGAACTCAACTACAAAGCTTGGGTTAATGGCTGAACCGACATATATTTGGCGTGATAATAAAAATTCAATCACTCGCAAGCTTAATCAAAAGCAATATTTTATGGATACTCACATGAATTATATTCATGGTTAGATTGAAGCATTAAAATACTTATTTGAAATTAATAATAGCGTGCCGCAGACTTTGATTACAAATACACTTATTAACCTTTATTATTATTATGTAAAAGCAAAATCTTACAAATGTGATGTAGAAGAAATGGATAATGAGTTCTCTACTCTTAAAAACGAAGATTGGATACAACTTTGGTTAAATGAAGGTTCAAATTGGATAGATATAGTAAATAATATTAAAGGCGGTTTAGTAATAGATGACGAGCATATTGTTTTTTTTGATGAACCTTTTAATTTATGGGCCGCGCGCCTTCTAAGGAGATAAAAAATGAGTTTTGGAAGTGGATTAAGAGTTGTAATTGTTAATGGGAAACCTGGAGTTGGCAAAACAACTTTTGAAGATATGTGTGGTAGAGTTGTTGGTAATGCATATTGTAATAAACGTTCTACTGTTGATAAAATAAAAGAGATTGCTAAAGAAGGTGGTTGGGATGGAGTTAAAACCGCTGCCGGCCGCAAGTTACTTAGTGATTTGAAAGATATATTTACTGAGTATAATAATATGCCGATGAATGATATTCTTCTTTATTTAAGGGGTTGGGAAGATGACTTGGCTTATTATAATGTTGGAGATCACCCGCACATTTTGTTTGTTGATGATAGAGAACCAGAGCATATTGAGAAACTAAAGAATAAGTTAAATGCTACTACTTTACTTATTCGGCGGCCGGGTGATGAAGAAGTAGAGACTTCAAATCATGCAGATGAAAATGTATTTAATTATGAGTATGACTGGACTGTTAATAATGATGGTGATTTGACTGAGTTATATGAAGAAGCTAAGCGTTTTGTAAATTCGCTTTTTAGTTAATTTTGGGGTATAATATATATAATGAATACTTTTGATTATGTTATAATTAGTTTTTTTGCTTTATTTATTGTTTGTTTTATGCTCTGGCCATATTTTTGTTTAACATATTTAAAAGATATTGCTAGTGGACTTGATGATATTAAGAAGGAATTGGAGAAGTTAAATGAAGGGGTACGTAGGAAAAATTGATTGGGTTAATTTAATTAATTTGAGGGTCTAATATATATAGTAAGAAGTTAGAGTATCCATCTACTTTTTCTACTTGTAATTAGAGGTGAAGGTAGATGGGTAGTTTTATTGATATGACTGGTTGGGTTATGAAAGAGCATGGCATTCCAGAAAGTCGTTTAACTGTTATAAAACGAGTCGAGAATAGAGATAAGCATATATTTTGGTTATGTAAATGTGAATGTGGTAATGAATTAGAAATACGTGGCGATCAAATTCGTAAGGGAATTGCGAAGTCTTGTGGATGTTATCAAAAAGAAATAGCTGCACAAAATATGATTCAAGTTGGTAGGTCTAATAAAAATAAAATTAGTGAAAAGCGAATTAATTATGTTGGTTAGAAAATTGGTAAATTAACTTTGATTGAACCAGTTAAATATGAAGATAAATCTCATTTATACTGGAAATGTAAATGCTAGTGTGGTAATTATACCATTGTCTCAAGTGATCATCTTAATTCAGGGCATACAAAATCATGTGGTTGTTTACATTCTGGTACAGAATTTGAATTAATAAAGTTATTTGATAAAAATAATTTTAATTATAGTAGAGAATACGTTTTTACTGATTTATTATCTAATAAAAATTGCCCTTTACGTTTTGATTTTGCTATTTTTAACAAAGAAAATCAATTAGTTGGATTAATCGAATGTTAGGGAGAATAGCACTATAATCCAGTAGATTATTTTGGTGGACAAGAATATTTTAATAATTTAATTATTAATGATAAAAAGAAGAAAGATTACTGTGCAAAACATAATATTCCTTTATTATGTATCAGAAATAAAAATTTAGATATAAATAAAATTTTAGAATATGTTAAGGAGATTTTAAAATGAAAGGCTATGTGGGTGGAATTGATTGGGTTAATGCTTCTCCAATGAAGTATTGGTCTTGGCCCGCATCTACACCGGTTGATAAGAGGAAACAAGAAACCTATAACATGATTTTTAGTGGAGAAATGATAGGAAGTCTTAAAGTAGATGGATACTATGAACGTCTTATTAAAGATGAAGATGGTAATTGTTTTATGGTTGCGCGTAGCAAGAATGTAAAAGGTGAAGCAGTTAACAAGATTGAATGGGTACCACAACTTCAAGAGTTTATGGACGAACTGCCTAATGGTACTGTTCTATTATCTGAATGCTATTTGCCCGGTAACGAAGGTAGCCAGAAGATTACGAGTTTGCTCGGATGTTTGAAAGAGAAGTGTATTGCGCGGCAAGAAAAAGGCCAGAAGCTCCATTTTTATATTTTTGATGTAATGGCTTATATGGGAGTAGATTTTACTAAGACTTCTTTTGAAGATCGTGTAAAATTTCTTAATAATCTTTCAAGTAATTCTGATCATTTTAAATGTGATTATGTTGAATGGGCAACTTATTATGAAGGCGAAGAGCTTTGGAATAAACTCCAAGATTATCTTGCATCTGGTCGTGAAGGCATTGTAATTATGCGTAAAGATGCTCCAGTATATTTTAAACGGACACCCGCACGCGTAAGTCTCAAGATTAAGAAAGAGCTAAAAGAATCAATTGATTGTTTCTTTACTGGTAAGGCTATGGCGCCGACTAAGTTATATAATGGCAAAGAAATTGAAAATTGGCAATATTGGGTTGATACATATACAGATGAGCGTATTCCAATTGGTAGTCATTACTTTGACGTTATTCATGAAAATAAAACCTATACCGCAGTTACAAAACCATATTATAATGGTTGGGCTGGTAGTCTGGAAATTGGTGTGATGGATGGAGATAAAGAAGTTGGTATTGGTTATCTAAGTGGATTAACTGATGAAGTAAAAGCAAATTATAAAGATTATATTCATCATGTAATCGAAGTTGGTGCAATGCAGTTGACACCAGATGGCGCGCTTCGTCATGGAAAAATGTTAGGTTGGCGGCCAGATAAACCTTGGCGTGAATGTAGTATCGAACAACTCAGATCTCTCTAAAAACTGTAATATCGTATCTTAAACTTTACTTTAATATATGAGTAAGATAGAAGATAAATTTGAAAGGATCTTTATATCTGCTGGAGTTAGATATGTTAGAGAAAAGACTTTTCCAGAATTAAAAGGTGGAATTTTAAGATACGATTTTTATTTACCAGATTTAGGTATTCTTGTTGAAGTTGATTCGATGCTTCATTTTAAACCAATACCTAAGTTTCATAAAAGTAAAACTGATTTTACTCATGCGCAACAAAATGATAGACTCAAAAACAGTTTTGCTCTTTCACATAAAATAAAACTATATCGGGTTCCTGAATGGGATTTTCCAAACACAAATACTCTATCAGATATTTTGTAGCCACATCATTTGGTACAATCGAAGTGGCATAACGATATAATATATCGAGAATATTTAAAGGGCGCCAAGCCTTAATTTTATGTGAGGGATTAAAAATGTTCAGTAATTTAAGCCTATAGGAGATCTGCAATATAATAATATTGGTTAGTGCAGTTATTATAGCAGTAAAAAACATTTATGGCTTTTTAAAAAAGCCAGTAGATGATCTCTATGGTCGCGCGCAATCTGCGGAATAGCGTCGAGTAGAAGAAATTTTAAGTAAAAAAGTACCAGAAATAGTTAAGACAAATCAAGAAGATATAATTGACTCTTTGGAAGAAATAAAAGGTTTAGTTCTTGATTAGCAACACAACTTTGATAAGATTTAGAAGTCTGTTGATTTATTAAATACTTCTTAGATGGATTTAATGCGATATAATATGAATCGTCTTTATTATAAATATCGTCCGTTTAAGAAGATTTTAGATTGCGATAAAAAAGCTTTTATGAAATTGTATAATGATTATCATGATATGGGTGGTAATACTTGGATTGATAGTTTATATAATGAAGTAATGTGTTGGGAAATTGTTGAAGACGAAAGCGAATTAAAAATTGACAATTAAATAGAATTATGATATAATATACATAGATGGAAAATCTATGTATATTTTTTTTGGAGTGAAAGGAGCATGTGGTATTTATATGTAAGTATTGGAATATTTATTATTGGTTTAATTTTATTTATAGTTGGTACTAAAAAAGAAAAATTAACAGTTGAAGAAGCCGCGAAAAAACATAGAAAATATATAGAAGAATTAACTAAATAGCAAGAAGAAGAATATAAATAGAGATGTGAGTATAGAGAGTATTTAGAAAAAGATATAAAATTAGTTAATAATAATCGTTAGATTGCTATGGAGAGGGCGGCCGAGGCATAGGCTGCGACGGAGTAGTTGCTCCAGTCCGAACAAGGGCGACTAGCCGCGGAACTTCAACATAGGAAAGAACTAGATGAAGTCCAATTTGAACAAGAAAAAGAAAGAAGACAACAACAATTAAATCTTTATTTTGCGAGATTAAATTAGCAAGAAGAGCATTCTTATGAGTTAAAGAAGGAAAAATTATCAGCAGAAATAGAGCGTTTACAATTGGAACTAAATGAATGGAAAAGTAAACAAGATGCTATAAATCAAGAGATTTAGCGGCAGCAAGAATTAGAAGATACTGTTAATTTTCATCGTATTCAATTAAAAGAATCTGATAAATCAGATATTCATTTTTTACTTTCTATAGAAGATAATATTAATAATAAAGAATTATTACATAAATTAATATGGACTGAATATATTCAGCGGCCGTTTAACCAAATGATTAATTCTGTTTTTGGATCTAAAGTACCTAAAAATGTAATTTATTGTATTGAAGATATTAATACACATAAAAAATATATAGGTAAAACTTCAGCAGAAGTATCAAAAAGATGGACAGACCATATTAAAAACTCACTTAATATTGGAACCATAAAGAGACAGAACATTCATGATGCTTTATATAATCATTGGGATGAATTTACTTTTACTATATTAGAAGAAGTAAAAGATGATAAACTTGGAGATCGTGAAAAGTTTTATATTAATTTCTTTTAGACTGATAAATATGGTTTTAATATAAAAAGTGGTGGTTAAAATGGCAAGTATTTATATAATAAAAAATACAGTTAATAATAAAGTATATATAGGTTAGACAACTCAACCAATTAATATACGTTTTACTAATCATAAAATGGCTAGTCGGGTTGAAGATACTAAATTTTATCGAGCAATAAGAAAATATGGTGAAGATAAATTTTATATTGAATTATTAGAAGAAGATGTTCCCATTGAAAAATTAAATGAACATGAGTAGTATTGGATTTAGTTTTTTAATTCATATTATAATGGATATAATTCGACTTTAGGTGGAGACGGAATACACTATTTAGATTATGATTTAATTTATAATTATTGGTTATAGGGATATAATCTTACAGATATTAGTAAAATATGTACCATAGGGAGAGATGCTATATCTAGGATATTACGTGGTAGCTATAATATTACTTCAGAAGAAATTAAAAAGCGTGGATATATTAGTAATTATAAATTAACTCCAGAATTCATTATTGAGTAGTGGCATAAAGGATTAACTCCTAATTAGATTTCTACTCAATTTGGCGGAGATATAAATACAATTAAAAAGGTTTTATATACAATTGGTTTAACGGATGAAGATTTTAAAATACGATCTAATGAACATTAGAGAATTTTAAAAGATAAAGAAATAATAGAATTATGGTAGAATGGACTAAATATTACGTAGATTGGATCAATTGGTGGTAATAGGCAAACTATTCGTAGAGTATTACTTGAAAATGGTATTACTGAGAAAGATATAGACAAAAGAAAAAGACAAACTTGCAATAGAAATGCAAAACCAGTAGTATAGTTATCTTTGAACGATGAATATATTGCAACTTTTTCAAGCGCAAAAGTGGCTGGAGAATCGTTGGGTAAACCGTCTACTTCTATATGCGGTTGTTGTAATCATAAACCAAAATATAAAACTGCTTATGGATACAAATGGTTATTTTTAGAAGAATATAATAAGAATGGAGATAAAAATGGAACTTAGTAAATTACAAAAAGAAATAGTAAATGCAACCGAACCATATATTGTAGTCGTTGCAAGCGCGGCAGCCGGCAAGACAAGAGTATTGACGGAGCGAGTTCGTAAAATGTTGCGAGATGGAACAGACCCAAAAGATATAGCTGTTATTACTTTTACTAATCTTGCCGCGCAAGAACTTAAGGAAAGACTTGCGGGAGATTATAAGGATGGAATTTATATCGGTACAATTCATTCTCTTGCAAATTACATGCTTCTGTCTCATGGAATTGATACAAAAGCATATTTGGATAATGATAAATTTGATTTACTATTTGCCGCAGTAAAAAAGAATCCACAGTGTATTAAGCATATAAGACATATTCTATTAGATGAAGCACAAGATACTTCGCCAGAAGAATATGAGTTTATTTTTGATATAATAAATCCAGTTACTTTTTTTGTTGCTGGTGACTATAATCAAAGTATTTATAGTTTTAAAGGATGCGATCCAGAGCTATTTAATCAACTTATGGAGCAGCCAGATGTAACTGTTTATAACTTAAATGAAAATTATCGAAATGGTAATAACATACTTAATTTTGCTAAAAAGATTTTGTCTGAATCTTATGCTTTTGATAAATCTGTTGCTATGCGGCCGGGCGGCACTGTTTGGGAAGGAGAAGCAACAATTGAAAATTTAAAGAATTGGATTCAGCGGCAAGGTGAGTTTAAAGATTGGGCGGTTCTTTGTACAACAAATGGTATAATTGCAGAAATTAGAGAACAATTGGAAGCACTTGATATTCCGTCTGTTTCTTTTAGGCAAGGAGAAGTAACAAAAGATCAACTTGAAGAGATGATGAATTCTAATTGCGTAAAGGTATTAACTTATTGGAGTGCTAAAGGGCTTGAATTTCCTAATGTCGCTGCGTGGAAACCAAAAAATTGGGGTGGCGATGAAACTTGTCGTGTAAATTATGTTGGAGCTACGCGAGCAAAAGATATTCTTCTTTGGATGGAAGAGCCGCATAAAAAGAAAAAGCCAATAAAACAAAAGAGTAAGTGGTTTTAACACTTACTCTTTCTCAATCGTATCTTTATCGACCCATCCATACACATTTGAAGTATTATCTATATGAATAATGTGGTATGGGTGTTTTGTATTTGCATTATTACTAATTAAAGTAACACGAGCCTTACCGGGCTTAGCGGGAACTCCAGTGGTTGCTATTGCAGTATTGTAACAAACATCTCCTTTAAACATAACAATATCATTTTTCTTTATTGCTTCTGTTTTTAAGATGGCTTTGTTTAGGGCGGCCGCGGTAAGCGAACCAACTTCACCATCAATTGGATATACTTTATAATCAGTTTGGAATTTTTTTACAGCTTTATAAGTGTTATCTCCAAAATCTCCATCTGCACCATCGGGGCCGCAATCATAACCTAACTATATAAGTTTTTCTTGAAGTTGGCGAACTTCAATTCCTTTAGAACCTTTTCTCAAAATTTCCGATTCATCAGTCGGTTGAGATGGAGTTACTGGTTCAATTGGGGTTTCGTCTTTATCAGTATTGCTTACTATGCTCCATTTTGGACGACCGAACCCAGCAACAGTTTTATTTCCTTTGCTATAAGTGCGGCGCGCGACTGAATCACTTGAATTACCTTCAATAGTTGTAATACTAGTCCAATTACTTCCAGAGCCAGATACTTTCTCAACTATACCAGTATGGTTAATACCACCGCTTACATAGAAAAAAACCTAATCTCCAACTTCTGGATAATTAAAGAAGGCATTGTGTGCTTTATAAAAAGAAGCACTTGTACTACATAAAGCAGAGCCACTACCAAGTGTCTAATAAGTCATTTCTGCGCCTTTTTGTGTCCCAAAAGCAGTGCAAAAACACCAATCAACAAAGACATCGCACCAAGGTTGATTTTGGAGATCCCATCCATAGAATATATTATCCCAAGTGCCAACAGCATATTTTATATAGTTGTTGGCACCTTCATGATATCCTATTTCTTGACGTGCTACTGATAGTAATTTTTCTCTTGCTTCAGTAGTAGTCACTGTGTCACTTCCACATTAATTTCTTTAGAAACGTCGCAGATCTTGTCGATCATTTCACTAACAACGTTCCAATCAATTTCATAATTCAAGGTGCTAGCAACAGCTTTGAGTTCATTGATAACCCATTCTTTTTTATCAGCGCCTTTATCAAACATTTGTTCTGCTTGAGCCATAAGATTCATAACCAGAACCATTAATGAACTCCAGTTTTTTTCTTTTGCGTTAGCTTGGACATATTGTACTAATTTAATAACCAATGGCACTAAAATAGCAACGCCACTAAGAATAGAAATAATTGCTTGAATCCAAAAATTAAATTGTTCCATTATATATCCTCCATTTTACTTAGTTCTTCTTTGATCTAAGTAATTTCATCCTTTTGTCTTTTTTCTTGCTCTAACTCCCATTCATGATCTTGCTGGCGGACTTTGGCTGTTTTTATCCAACCCATAAAACCACATTCTCCTGTGCAGGCTACAAAGAAGCATGTGCATAATGTGTCTGGAATACCGCCAGTAACTAAATATATCCAAATCATTATGGTAGTAAATATTACGATAGAGACACCTACAATAACTAAAATTATATCCATTGTTTTCTTAGTCATTGAAATCATCCTCCTTATTTTAAAGTAGGACAAGTTTTTAGAAATATACAAAGAATGTATGTAAACATTAATATTATGAATTTTAGATGAATTTTTGTTACTTTTAAATATCAGATTAGAATTAGTCTGATAAATAATTAAATAGGAGGTACATTTGTATGAATGATACCGAATTTTATATAGATCTCCCCGAAGATTTATTTGATACAAAGCTCCCTAATGCTTATCAAGTAAAATATTATCAAGATCTTGCTAATCGTACTATTTGGATTAATGAAGAAATTACTGGAGATCTGACTCATGAATTAATACACTATATTACTAAATGGAATAGAGAAGATAAAGATATTCCAGAAGAAGATAGAAAGCCTATTCGACTTTTATTTGATAGTCCGGGCGGTGAGCTTGATGCTTAGGCTGCGATATGTAGTGTAATTGAATTATCGAAAACACCAGTTATTGGTATTGCTATTGGTATGGTTGCGAGTGCTGCATCTTATATTTATTTATCATGTCATGTTCGTATGGCTCTTAAATCAAGCTATTTTATTCTTCATAAAGGTAGCGCGCAGTTAAATGGTGATTTTGATAATATTATGAGTTCTATTGATGACTATAAGAAAGAAATTGATAAACTTATCAATTTTATTATTGAAAGAAGTAAATATACTCGTACTGAAGTTGAAGAACATATTAATAAAGATTGGTATATCCGCGCGCCAGAAGCATTAGAAAAAGGCGTTGTCGATGAAATTATAACTGATATTAATGTTTTATTATAAGGTGATTTAATGTATACTGGCTATAAAGAGTTTGTTTACTCTGACAGTTCTATGGCTGAGTTTTATACTCATCCAGAATAGTTAGCCCCACAATTTATAGAAAATGAGTATTTATTAATTAGTGATTTAGATGGGAAAGTAGTTGATAAATATTGTTTTCAAAATGGAGACTTTAGAAAAGTAAAATTCCCAACTATTAGTAATAAATATACAAAACCAATAAAGCCACGTAATGATCAATAGATTTTAGCATTAGATATGCTTCAAGATCGGAAAACAAAAGTTAAATTAATTCGTGGTGTATACGGAAGTGGTAAATTCTTTGCCACCGTTTAAAGTGATTTAAATGATAAAATATCTCGTGAATTGCTGGAAGCCTAAGTCAATAAGATATGGTAATCAGCAGCCAAGCCGTTATACGGAAGGTTCAACGACTATCCCAATTGGGAGTAGGGTATTAACCCGAAGTGCGAGACAACTCATAATTGCCAATTTATTTTAAAAAGGAGGTGAGTAAATGCAGAGATAGTGGACACAAGAACAAAAAGACTATATCATAAAAAGTTATACTATTGATGGTCTTACTTGTACAGAGATTGCTCGTAAATTTGGAGCAAAGCCAGATACCATTAGTAAATATTTAAAATCTTGGGGTATAGAAATTAAGAAAGCAAAGACTAAGAATCGTTTATTAAAACAAGATTATTTTTCTATAATAGATTCTTCTACAAAAGCATATTTTTTAGGTTTATTATTTGCTGATGGTAATATTGCTTTAGATCCAGAGAATAAACGTTCGCCGGCTATTAGGATAGAATTATCAGAAGAAGATCAAGAAATTTTAATATTATTTCAAAAAGAATTAAATAGTAACGCTTCTTTAAGATATGATAAACGTAGTGGGCGGCCGCATGGTACATATAGTTTTTCAGTTAGAAGTTAGTAGTTAGCTGATGATTTAGCAAAATTTAATATCGTTCCAAATAAAACTTATGTAGTGACAAATATTGTTTTTCCAGATAACTATTTAATTGATTTTTTACGTGGATATATTGATGGAGACGGATCAATCTTTTACAGTAATAATAGTTGGCATATAAATATTACTGGACATACTGAATCAATTATAAAATAGTTTCAAGAAAAAATTGATCTATTAATTAATAAAAATTCACATAATAAAATTACAAATTATAATAATGTGTATAAAGCTGTTTGGAATGGCCAAGATGCAATAAAATTATGTGAACTTTTATATAATAATGATCATATTGCATTAACTCGTAAGCGTGCTAAGGCAATGGCCGCCCAAGAGGATAAAAGAGTTGAAGATATAGTCTAATCCCCTTAATAAATTTCGGGAAACCGAGGGTAGTAAATGAAAGATTTTTTAATGCTTAATCAAGCTTTGGACTATATTGAGTGCGGCCAGTTTGATAAAATTATTTATATTCGACCAAATGTAACTGTTGCTAATGTACCAGAAATAGGTTATTTAAAAGGCAGTGCAGAGGAAAAACTTGACTGGACTTTGGCACCAATATATGATAAGGTCGGCGGCCGCGATGGTGCTGAGATGCTTATTAATCAAGGATAGCTTGAAATGGTTCCATTACTTCATATACGCGGCCGCAGTTTTGAAAATTGTTTAATTTATGTTTGTGAAGCACAAAATATAACAACTGAAATTGCAAAGCTGATTATTAGTCGTGTTGGTGAAAATTCTGAGTTATGGTTTAACTCAGACACTCACCAGGTTGATAATAAAGTATATGAAAAAGATAATGGTATTATAAAAATGATTGATAGATTAAGTGGTAATAAATTGTTTGGGTACGTTTATTTACCAAAAACAGAACGTGGTGAAGTAGCAAATTTAGCTACTCTATTGGATGATTAAGTAGAGGGGCAATATGTCCCTCTATTTTTATAGGAGAAAAATATGGCAAATTATAAAAATTTATCATAGAATTATTATAAAGGTAAGACTACACGCTATCATGGGTTAACAGAATCTACTACATGGTGGTTTACTGGTGCTACTTCTTTTATGAGTAATGGTTATTCTATATATCGTCGTGGTTTAGGTGGATATGAGCCAAACCCAACCGCAGTATCGCAAGGTCTTACTTATGAAGATCGTATGTTTAATATAAAATCTACAAATATACGTGCTTCTTATGGATAGTTTTTAGATTATTTAAGAAAAATTATTGCGGCTTAGTCTGAAATAGAAGAGCGTTATCTTCGATTAAAATTAGAGCAATTAAGAAAAATGAATATCATTGATCCATCTTATTTAGATTAGATTGCTGCGGCGGTAGAAGGGAAAGATTATAATACTGCGTATACTTTGTTACTTAGGCGAGATAAAGATCTTGAAAAATTTAAACAAGAAGCAGCATCAAATAGATTTAAAAGTTTTTAGAAAACGAATGAATTTTGGAGTAGTTAGTTTGTTAAGTTTATTTAGGATAAACTGTAGTAGTAGATTGAAGCACAATCTGGTTCAAATACTCTTCATTTAAATTTTGATACTGATTTTGGTGCGTTAGTAGATGAATTTTTAATGAAAATATTAGATAGCTCAGATGTAAAGAATAAATCTTTAGAATTTATTAGAAAACAATTTATTACTGGTTTAGAAAATACTTTTAAAGAATTTACCACTTTAAGTTTTGATATAGTTTTAGAAGATACTAAATTAGATGTATCTAAAATTTCTAATTCAAAACTTAATATGGACCATTTTGTTAGAAAAAATGGTAAATTTAGAACTCCAAGTGCAATTGCTAAAAAACTTGCAGATGCATTATATAGTGGTATTGGTCGTGGTTTAAGTACAGAAGTATATGCTTTAGGCAGTTTAGAAAAAATAGGGGCTAAAGCTATAGCTACTGGTGATTTAAAAAAAATTATTTAGAATGAATTTACTGGCGAATCTTATAAAGTACAATAGAAAGGGGACGTTATAGGTTTTGAATTGTTTAATACAGAAACAGATTTAGACAGTATAATAAATGAGATATATGAATAGAATTCATCAGATAGTGGCGAAGAATTATTATAGGCTATTGAGAAAAGAGTAAATGAAGTATTAGAGACAACTGGTGTTGGAGAAATGTTTGAATTAACTGAAAATATTAAAGGTTATACTTCAAATTATAATTTATAGATTGAAGGAGAAGGTAATTTTTACAATCGTATGTCTAATCTTAAAAAGATAGATCTTGGTGGAAATATGACTAGTAAATTAATTTTTATGTTGAACAATACAACAAAAGGTTGTATAGCTGATGGGCGTATTTCTGAAATAGCAGATTACTTGGCCGCAGTTGCAGTAGCTTGGATGTGGGATGATTATGAAGAAATATTTAATATTAGTGATACTCCCGCAAGTTCACGTATAAATCGTGTTCATTTGTTCAATAGTGGTGGAGCGTATTTTACTGCATCATAGATTCTTTAGTAGACATTAGAGAATTTAGAAGGAGATACTGATCCAAATAAATTTGTAAATGTAAAGATTAATCCAGCTAGTCCATATCCAGATAGTGATTATATATCATTGCGTGGTGAAGTTCCTATAAGTAAATTTGCGGCCATGTCTAAAGATGAACAGCAAGAAGAATTAAAACGAGAATGGGATATAGTTAAGGATTATACTATGAAAAATGGTACTATGTCAATTGATTTTAATTAGAAGCAATTAGATGAATTATTATCTGGACTACGAACAATATTTACAAATTAAATTTGCTTTTTATTTAAATTTATTCTATAATAAATATAGAATTAGAAAAGGAAAGAGTAAAATGACAATTATACAGTATTTTAAAGGTTTGGATTTATATAGAGTATGGGAAAATGGACATGTAAGTTATTGTACTTTAGATGAAGTATTATATCTTTTGTCAAAGAAGGAAGGAGAAGTTAACCTTGAAAAATTGGCTTGTATGCGGTGATATTAAATGGGTAAAATGAAAGATTTAACCGGTTAGCATTTTAGTAGATTAACTGTAATAGATTGTGCAGGAAAATTAGATGGTAGGCATTACTTTTGGAATTGTATATGTGATTGTGGTAATACTAAAGTTGTTCTTGGTAGTAGTTTAACTTCTGGTAATACACGTTCATGTGGTTGCCTAGCTAAAGAAACCGGTATACAGAAAATGAATAAAGAAAATTCAGAAAAAGCTAAAATACCAATTGGTATGAAATTTGGCAAATTAACTGTTATTGAAGATATTGGTTTTCGTGAATAGACACCTGGACATAATCGTCGATGGTATAAATGTTTGTGTGATTGCGGTAATATAAAAGAAGTTATGGCTAATTCATTAAAACAAGGGCATATTGTTTCTTGTGGAAAATGTGTATCTTCTAAAGGCGAATTAATAATATAGTAGTTACTTGATACTAATAACATTAAATATCTTCATGATAAAAGTTTAGATGATTTATATGAATATTGTGGTAGAAGATTAAGATTTGATTTTATATTATATGATAATGATAATATAAGTAGAATTATTGAATTTGATGGAAGATAGCATGTTACTGGGCCAGATACGGAGTATTGGGGTCATACAACTGATACTTTAGAAACAATTAAAGAAAAAGATTTAATTAAAAATAGATTTTGTAGTATAAAAAATATTCCTTTGGTTCGTATACCATATACGTATATTGATAAAATCACATTAAATGATTTACTTGGAGAAAAATTTTTAGTATAGGAGTGATGAAAATATGAACGAGATTAAAAATTGGCTCGTTCGTGGTTAGCGATACACACGGTAATTTTAATTGGATGTGTAATGGTTGTCTTGACAATTATGATCCAAAAGATACGGCGATTATAATTCTTGGAGACGCTGGATTTAACTTCTATTTAAATAAGTCGGACGAACGAAAGAAAAAAGAAGTTAATGAACGTGGTTATACTATTTATTGTGTGCGTGGTAATCATGAAGCTCGGCCGCAAGATATACTTGGTATGCTTGAAGTTTTTGACCCAGAAGTAAATGGATATGTATATCTTCAAAGTGAATACCCGCACATTCGTTATTTTAAAGATTATGGAATTTATAATATTGATGGATATACTGTTGGTGTAATTGGCGGGGCTTATTCTGTTGATAAATGGTATAGGTTAGGTCGTTTTGAAATTCAAGATAAACTTGATATAGACTATACTAATGCCAAGAAAACTGGCTGGTTTTATAATGAACAGCTTAGTAGTGAAGAAATGGAAGATGCTTCGAGACTTTTTTCTGGAAAGAAAATAGATTTTATTATGTCTCATACTTGCCCATATTCATGGCGGCCGGTTGATATGTTTTTGCCACTAGTAGATCAGTCTACTGTTGATAATTCTATGGAACTTTGGCTAGATGAATTAAAAGATCAATGTGAATGGAATATCTGGTTGTTTGGTCACTATCATGCTGATCGTGCAGAGCGGCCGCACGTTGAAATGTATTATCATGATATTGAAGAACTTGAAGTTATCTATGATAGATGGCGCAGATATGATACGACTGGGAAGCTTGATTGGTGGATCATAAAGAGTCCTAATTTTGACAATTAAATAATTTTATAGTATAATATATATATAAAATGAGATAGGGGAAAGATATGAGAGACGCAAATCGTATTCCGCAGATTTTAAATGATCTAAAGAAAATTTGGGAATTGACTCCAGATATTCGTCTTGGTCAGTTGCTTCTAAATGCGGTTGGCCGTAATGAAACTACTTTGTTCTATATCGAAGATCAAGATCTGATTGATAAAATGTTTCATGAAATTTATTCAAATCTTATGAAGGAGCTTAAAGATGGCAAAGTGAGATAAAAATCGTTCTTATGATGATTGGGAAAATGACTGGCGAGATGAAGAAGACTCTAAGAAGCAGAGAGACAAAGAACGTAAAAATCAGCGAGTTCAGAAATATACCAATGCTGAAGATTGGAATGATGTAGAATGAAGCGGGTTGGGCCTGACGATATTATAAAAATTAATGAAGCATATCTAGCTTGTGGAACTTATAGTGGGGCGGCTGCTACAACTGGTTGGTCTGCTTCCACTGTAAGGAAGTATGTAATTTCTGATTATAAAAGTGAGCAAAAAGTTGAAGCGACAGATATTGAGCTACCACCTATTGAAGAGATAGCAAAAAAATTGCCGCCTTGGTATGATATTACTTGTTTGACGCCAGAAGAAGAAAAAGAGATTAAAATACTTTGGAAGGAAATGCTTATATGAAGTCTTACTTTGTATATAGAGAATCCAGTAATAATGGGTGGACTATTTGCCCAGTTTGGGATGAATTTTGGACAGAAGGCAAACCTATTACGGGTAGTTTTAATCTTTTAGCTTGTAGAATTAGTGGCTTAAGCTGGCCGCAATGGTTAAGGTATTGTAGGCAGAATGGCGCGTCTCTTTATGGGAAAGGCCATAAATATGTTTCTGCTGTTTGGAAAGAACCAAATAAAGATTTCTTAAATAAATTGAATCAAAGAGCTAATGAACTTGCGAAGATTATTAATTTTAAGGAGTTGAATTTGTAATGGATAAGCAAGTTTTTAAGAAAACTGGAGAAGAGCTTCAGCAGTTTTTAGAGTTTAGAAAAAAGGGATATTATCTCAAAAATAAAAAAGGTAAAGGATCTTATGATAGATCTAAATTTAAGAAAGGAGAATAGGATGCCATCAGTAGAATTATGCCCGAGATGTAATCAATTACCAAGCGTTAAATTTAAACGTAGTGGACTTAAACATATTTGTGTTGTAAGTTGTGCTAATCTTGGTTGTCCTTTCTTTTATCCAATTGTTATGACTGGTTTAAATGATGAGAAAGTTATGCAAAAAGCAATTAATAGATGGAATGAGAAAGTAAAGGAATATAAGAAATGAAGATACTTTTTCTTGACGTTGACGGTGTGTTAAATAATAATTTAACACGTACCATAACATTTGATGGATGGTGCTTTGTTGATAATTATTTAGTTGAACGTTTAAAGCATATAATTGATGCTACGGGTGCTAAGATCGTATTGAGTTCTACATGGCGGGATGGTTGGAATAGAGAAGATGAGTCTAAGAATGAACCATTTTTTAACCAACTCAGAGATAAACTCAAAGAATATGGTATGGAAATCTGGGATGCTCTTCCAATGCCTATGCGACCGAGTCGTGGATTTGCTATTGCTGAATGGTTTGAATTACACAAGGATTTAGATATAGAGTCTTTTGTAATTCTAGATGACTGGAATGATATGGGTGTATATAGAGATCATTTTATCCAAATAAATGGTGGTATTGGTCTTACTGATGAAGATGTAACTGAAGCAATTTCTTTTTTGAATGGTGTAAAGTAAAAATTTGATTTTTTTCAAAATTTAGTATATAATATATATGTAAGATAAAGAAAGGGGATAAATAAAATGTTTGATGATTTTGATACCATGCAGCAAGTTGAAGAGATTATTCCCGATGAATATGATGATTGGTGCCGTTGGGTATATGGCGGTGCTTATCGAGAAGAAGAAGATTAATAGACTTAATCTATTGCCATTATAGTGCCATCGACTTCTGTGCAGAGAAGTCGTGAGGAACTGCACATCCAAAACGTGAGCAACTACGTTAATGAGAGCGCCGGACTCCGCGCCCGTCGAGGCGGAAAGAATTGGGTAAAAATCACTAATTCCCAATCACCAGAACATAAGGGCATATGGAATGGTAAATGTGAGTTTATATATACTGGGGTGACGGGCAGTATAATCACCCGTTAATATGCTCGGTTCGAATAACAGGCATAGTTCACGAGACCTTCAATCTCGTAATAGGAGTTCAAGTCTCCTACCGAGTACCATCAATAAATTAAATTGAGAGCTAGCATCAAAGTTTAATTTATTGAAGCGTTTTTTGAGTATGAGATAAACATTATTTTACTAGTAAAAACAATGGAAATGTCTCCTAGTAGTTGGGTCTGAGAGGATAAAAGACTAACAGTGTGATCGGCTTAATGATCTATTAGATTTCGCGCGGGATCTAATATTAATATTGCGGTGGTGGAGCAATGGTAGCTCATGAGTCTCATAATCTCAAGACGATGTTCGAATCATCCGACCGCAACCACTACTGTTCATTTTTAGTACCTCCTTTCTTATAAATAAGACTCATTATGGGGAACTATTTCACTGTTACTGACCAAAAGGTAACGGCGGCGGAAATAGCTATGAGGATATACGCTACCCTTAATATAATTTTGGAGATAATTATGAGTTATTTTACATCAACTAAAGATGGGAAACTTGTTGAAATAAAAGATATAGATACAATCTGTAAGAATCTTAGAGATACATATGAAGTATTAGAAGGTCAAGTTGAATATTATAAGAAAAAGTTAGAAGAATATAATAAAGACTCAGAGATTCAAAAATATAAAGCAGAAATTCAAGAGCTTCGTACTAGGAGTTTACTGCTTATGTCTGATAAAGAAGCAAAAGCGGAACGTGATTTTCGGAATAGACACTATGAACAATGCGCGCTGCCGCTGAATAGTAAAAGTGCTGGTAGTACATATAGAAATGCGTTAATAGTAGCGCACCGAGGGGAAAGTAGGATATTTATATATAATTAAAGGCACATACAGCAATTTTATTAATGCTTGATTTTATAGATGAAATTATAAATTGTTATTATAATTACGGTTAATCCGTGAAAATCCTTTCTTTATTTAGTGCCTTGTTTTTAAATAATTAATGATGGCTTCTGAACTCCGAGGTCCACCACCGTGTATCAAACGGTCAAAAAGCGCGGGAACTCCAGGGGAAGAACTCTGTAAGCATAGGTTGTACTATGTACCATTCAGAAGAAGAAGAACTATTGAAAAGTATAGTTCTTCTTTTTATTTTGACTTTTTTAGATTTTTATGTTATAATATATACAGAAAATGAGAGAAGGGAGAATAAAAATGAAGCTTTGGATAGATGATATGCGTCGGCCGCCCGATACAAGTTGGCTTTGGTGCCGGACTGTTAATGGAGCTAAATCAGCAATTCGTACTTATGAAAGCAATATGCGAGATGATACTATTATGATTGATCTCGATCATGATGCTGGTGATTATGCCAAGGATGGTGGCGACTATATTGAGATTCTGAACTGGCTTGAGCGCGAAGGCATTGTTGATACTGGATACTTTTTTCATATTCATAGCCAGAATGTAGTGGGTGTCCAGAATATGCGTGCGATTATTGAACATAATGGATGGAGGGAAATCTAAATGGCAAAAATGTTTTTGATGTGCGGCCATCCTGGTAGTGGTAAGTCTACATATGCACGTGAACTTGCGAGGAAGAATGGATTTAGGTATCTTTCTATTGACGATATGTACGCTACTTTTAATGGTGACCCCACTTCTCATGATAATAAGTTTGATGTATGGATGACTTTCTTTCGGCAGATTCATACGGCGGAAGTAGCTGGGCAAGATATTGTGGTTGATACAAATGCTCCTACTCGTGCAGATAGATATGAATTTCTTAATTGGTTTTCTAGTTTTGAACATCATTTAATTTGGATAAATACTTCTGAAAAGCTTTGTTTAGAAAATAATAAACATAGAAGTCGTATCATTCCAGAAGAGCAGATGAAGCGTCTTTTTGGTATATTTGAGATTCCTAATCCAAGTGAAACGTATTTTTGTCGTACAAGATCAACATGGGAAAGTATGTCAATGGTAAGTAATGTAGATAATAAATTTACTGCAAGAACTTCTTTTTATGGAAATTTTCCGGAAGGTGTAGTTGAATGAGTGAAAAGAAATATAAAGTTGGAATGTATGGCGGCAAGTTTATGCCGATGCATAAGGGACATCTGAAATGTCTTGACACGGCCGCGAGTGAATGTGGATTGGTATATCTTATAATGTTTCTTGATGGAGATCAAGAAAAACAGATTAAAAAAGATATGCCAGATGATAAAGATTTAGATCCTATTAATCGTCTTGCTCAATGCTATCGGGCATCAAGTCAATATGATAATGTACTTGTAGAAGTTATTGACGTAAGCAATTGTAAACTTGCTGATGGTTCAGAAGATTGGGATGCTGAAACTCCGCTTGTGCTTGCACGCTGTGGGCATTTGGATGCAGTATATGGGAGCGAACCGAGTTATGCACCGTATTTTAAACGTGCATATCCAGACGCCGTTTATCGGTGTCTTGATCCCGAAAGAAAAGAACTAAATATTAGTGCAACAAAAGTAAGAAATATGACTAAAGAAGAAAGAAAGAAATGGATGGTGTGATTATGAATATTGAAAATCTTAAGAAATCTTTTAAACAGATGAAGTGGTATGAATGGCTAATGGCAATTATAATGATTGCTATTGCCGGTTGGGCAATGATTAGTGCTTTTACTGGTGGGTCTGGTGGTGGTAGTAATCCGCCTTGGTTGACGGTAATTAATTTTGTGAGCGCGGTTTGCGGTGTGTTCTGTATCTTTTTCTGCGCTAGTGCAAATATTAGTAATTTTGCTTTTGGTCTTGTGAATACGTTTGTATATATGGTATTTTTGTGGTATCACAAGATTTATGGTACATTTTGCCTTGAGTTACTGATTTATCTGCCTTTTAATATTGTTGGTTGGATTATTTGGGCGAAGCATCGAGATCAGATTGAGCCAGAAAAAACTATGGCGAAGAAGCTGACTTGGCTTCAAGACGTTGGCGCCGGCGCGATTGTAATCGCGGCTGCTTGTGTATATCATGCAATTCTTGTACGAGTTGGTGGTACAGTTCCTTGGCTTGATGCATTTACTGTGTCGATTGGCATTATTGCAACTGGCCTTGAGATGTTAAGATATAGAGAGCAGTACTGGCTGTGGATTGTACAAGACGTAATTGCTGTTGCTATGTATATTATGCACTTTGATGCAGTATATCTAACGAAGAAGAGTATTAGAAAATAAGGAAGGGGATAGTAAAATGGCTTGGGAGAAAATGGCACATCTGATTGAAGTAAATTATGGTGGTCATGTTGACTGGGATGAAGAGTTCTTTGAGTGCCCTGAATGTGGTGAACCGATCTATAAGTGTGATTGGCAAGAAGAAGACTACTTTATGGGACATCCGTATTATGGCACATTTTATTGTCCGGTTTGTGAGAGTGTAATTGACTAAATGAAAGGGTGAGTTAAATGTCCAGGAGTTATAAAAAGAATCCGTATTGTACTGATGGCCATCGTCGTACCACAAAAGAGACAAAACAAATTGCTAATCGCTGTGTGCGGCGGCGCAATAAGCGGATAACTCTTGGATATTTAACTCGTGATTTGAGATATAGAGACATTTTAACTCTTGATGGTATGTCATATAAAAGATTTTTTTGTTCTTATGATATTCATGATTATGTAACTCGTTGGAGTAAAGCTGAAGCACTTCATGATTATGAACATCCTCGTATGTTCTGGATACAATATAAAGATGGAACCGGTGAATGGTGGAGTAGATGGCTGGATTATGATAAGAAACAGTTTTTAAATTATTGGGCAAAATGTTATAGGAGAAAGTAATGACTAACGGAGAGAAATTTTTTGAAGTATTTGGTGATGCACCAAATTTTAGATTAGAAACGGTTGATAAATAGTTCGAGAAACGGTATAATTTTATTGCTTTTCTTCAAGAATGGTGGGATGATGAATATAAAGAAAGGGACTTCACAGAATGATCGAAGGACTTTATAAACCATTTCAGAATTGGGGCAAAGATGGCGCGGCATGGGTTATTGCTGACACTCATTTTGGTGAAGATGACTTACGCACAGCTTATCATAGACGACCAGATCCAGAAATTTTTGTAAAGACTATTAACTCAAAAGTTGGTAAGAAAGGCACTCTCATACTTTTGGGAGATGTGGGTGATCTGGAATATGCGCGGAAACTTAAAGGATATAAAATTCTAGTATGTGGAAATCACGATCAAGGTGCATCTATGTATGAAGATGTGTTTGATGAAGTCTATGCTGGGCCAGTTATTATATCTCCGCGGTTAATTTTGTCACATGAGCCAGTATGTTTCCCATATATGTACAATGTGCATGGTCATAATCACGGCGGGCCGTTCTGTACATATGGACATATGAATGTTTGTGCTGATGTTATTGGTTATTCTCCTATTCATTTTAATACCCTTTTGAAGTCTGGAAAGTTAAAAGAGTGTGCGAATATTCATAGGATAACTATTGATAGAGCAACTGAGAAGAAAAAGTTGAAAAATTAAGAATTTTATAGTATAATAGATATAGAAAATAAGAAAGGAGAATAATATGCTTAATAAAGATAATCAGAGGGAACTTTGTTATGTAGTAACTATTGATGAAATTCGTCCTATTCCTAATTATGATCGTGTTGAACATGCTCGTGTTGGTGGTTGGTGGGTAATTGTTCAGAAGGGTCAGTTTAACGTTGGCGATCCTGCGATTTATTTTGAGATTGATTCTAAAGTTCCATCTGATAAGGAATGCTTTGCGTTTCTTGAGAAGCGGAATTATAAGGTAAAAACGCTTCGTATGTGTAAGGTAATCTCTCAGGGTCTTCTTATGCATGCAGAAGATTTTGGATGGAAAATT